AAGATCGCGTCATCAACAGCACCCACGCCTCCGCGACGAGAGCGGCGCCCTCCCTTCTTCGCAAAGCGGTGGGCAGCATATCCGGTGCTGGCAGCCAGGAGGGCATCATCCACCATACCTACACCGCCACGGCGAGCACGACGACGACCACCCGCTAGCGTATTGTTACCTCCGCGGTTCGCCATCACACCGCAGTCCTTAGACGTATCCGAGTTCCACATGGCGTTTCCCGCATTGGAACCGCTCGCGCTTCCCAGAATAGAACCACCAAATCCATAACCACCTCCACGACGCGCTGCTTTCTTAGTGCGAGCCATTTGTATTTGGATGAGATTCTATTACAGGTGTCCAAGTTCCATCGGGGTTCTTCTGGCATTCGAGGACGAACTTCCTACCCAATGAACGAAGAGCTTTTGAGAGTGCCAGAGTTTTGACGCGAAGGTACCCACCTGCCGATACTGAATACACGTCAGGAACGTCGGTAGCACTAATTTCGTAGCGATTTGTATCCGTAACCGGAGTTGGCACTGGAGTAGATACTGCGTCAGAGTAAATACCCTTTTCGCCAGGCAAATCCGTATAGTACTCGTATCCTCGGGCTGATGCAGCTGTATCGCGAAGAGCTACCCGACGACTTTCAAAGGCTTGGCAGGGAGTATAGACCACTGGGATCGCATTCTGGAGAAACGTTGCCCGGTCAGCAAAGTTCATCTTTTCAAATAGACGTGTTCCGTTCCACAGCCACACATCAGCAATAAAGAGGTGAGTAGCCGTATATTCTACGCGTAAAATCGTATCTTCGTAGCACCGCTCATCCCACACAAGACGCAGGATTTGCGGCTGGGCATCCTCCCTCCGAGGAATCCAAAGCGAGACCGGTTTTGACTGCTCGTCACGAGTCAGACACAACCAACCTGGAGTACCAACACCCTGCGGAACCTTCACTGCAAACTCAGAGGGAACCTTTCCCTGACGAGTCATCCTGATCGCCGGATCCCATTTGTACAATGTTCGTAGTCGGTTCATGGTATAATGTATATAGACACACTCTGTCAAAACCACTCACTTGCTCTGGCGCGTCTCAATCGGCGGCGGGAGTTCCATGCGGGGTGCGGGGTTCGACGGCTGGGGGATTGGCGGCTGTTCATATGTCGGTACCTGAACCGATGGCGGCGGGGGAGCGACGGGCGGAGGTGCAGGGGGAGGAGGGACAAACTGCTGCTGAGGCGGCGGGGCGGGGCGTTCTACATACACGACACGGGGCTTCGGGGGCTGAATGAGACGAGAGACCCAGAACACACCCACGTGCAGACAGACAATCACCGCAATAGTGGCAAAGGCGAGATAGACAATATCGGTCAGTTCCATTGTTAGCTTGAACGATTTGGAAACTCTGTCGCATTACGCGGCTACGATAAACAGATCATCATTCTCGGACCACATGTTCTTGTTATAAACCTTGACTCGCACCGTCTCCTGATTATGAACAGCCGATAGATGATGGGGGTAAGGATGAGATACACGTTCAAGACAACCTCCTTCGCGAGGAAGGTACGACCAGCACTTCTTTTCCTGAGTATCAAGAACGTAGGAACCCGACCAAACGAAGGTGGATGTGTAATCCTTCTTCGGCTGGGGGAGGGCGTAGGGATACTTAGCCAGTGAGATGAGGCGATACATTATATACTCAGACAGCCAACACTTAAACGTACATCAGACCTAGAGTCACCGCGAAAAACACGGCAGCATGGAGCATGAGACCGAATCCCGTAGGCGAGCCACCCTCTGCGACACGCATAGAGCTATACGGACCAACGACACTCATAATGAGGGAGTCCACAACCGAGAACGTAATGGGATTTGCCAGGATGAAAAACAGCAGCGCCTGGAATGCCGAAATTTGAACCTTCTGAGAATGACCAAGAACAGCCATACCTATCTATTGTCTTGAAGAGAAGGAATTTTTCGTTGCTTCGATTGTCTCGATCCACTGCGGAATCTTGTGCATGTTGGCTGCAATGTCGTTCTCATTTCGCCGTGCCGGTTCAGTCGTGTTCAGAGCCTCCGTTACAAAGAGAACAGCTGTAATCAGATAGGTCTTGTTCTTTGACCAGCGCAGACAGTACAATTTAAACAGAGCTTCCACATACATGTTCCCCTGGGCGCGAATAGCTTCCCAGAACATCCAGTGAAGATGCTTGGCGTGTTTAGAGTCTATATACGGATTCCGACGCTCGGCGCACTCAAACGTATGTTTCGTCTGCTTCTTCTTTTCCGAGGCAAATCGCATGATCCAGGACATCCAGTAGAGTGCCCTCTGAGTGTCTTTGGTTTGAATCGAAAAACAAAACTCGTTAAATGGAATACCTATCTCGTATGGATCATTCTCTTTTAGAAAAGGTGTCCCCGCATGCTGAGTCGTTGCTCGCAAATTCTCGCGCACTGTCGTCTCCTGGAAATCGTGTTCGGGTTTGATGGTAGGGAGAGTGACCGTCTTCTGTTTCTTGGCAATAGCTAGAACCGTCGCAGTCTCACACACAAGGTTGCGCGCATCGTCGCGATTCCGGATACTAGTCATATTACTCACTGAGTATGCCCGCTCAATTGCCCCAAACCGCTCGTATTGCGAGGTGAGATATGTAAAAATATTTGGGCAGGAGCGATGAATGTAGAGAGATGCGCTCTCAAAGAGTGTATCCCAGAGAGAATGGACAAGACCCGAACACAGAAGTTCTAGACTCCAGTAACAGGCATAATCCGCATGACCTAACTGAATACTTTCAAGCAGGGATTTATTTGCAAGTTTTCGGGAATGACCTGAGAAGGTAAAATGCTGAAAATCAGCGACAGATCGGCTGTCGTTGATAGCCGCCATTCCTATTGTCTGTGGCAAAGGCTTTCATTTATGCCTGCAGACGCAGTCGGCGACTACTTGGTAAAATAGACGAGATACTGATACTCGTACCCAACAGGTGTCATATCCACCATCTCATGGCGAGAAAACCCTGCTGAGCGCACTATATCCAGCATCGCGCTCACGCTTGGCATATGCAGGCGATGAATATTCTCGCGGTACGACGGCGGATTCTTGAACTCAAATACCTCTTCAAACCGTGCATCGTCATCGCCCGGTTCCTTAACAAACCGGCTCTTGTACTTGAACTTGTCGAAGAAGATGTCAGAATCAATCACGCGCTCCCGGCTGTACTTCTGTACCGAAAAGGCGGCAAAGGGCGACGCCGCATCGAGAATGGGGTCAAACTTTCCAGGATCCACGAGATGCAGGATCAAGACACCGCCTGGACGCAGCCATGAGTAAATGTTATCTAGAACCATCTTCTGATTGCGAAACTGGTAGATGGAGAAGTAGAGCATCATGGCATGCGAGAACGATTTCGGAGGGAACGTCTCTACCCGGGTGATATCCCCCTTATAGAACCGCCCATTCTTACACTTTTCACGAGCCTTCTTTAGCATCTGCTCCGATGTATCTACACCTACCAGATCAATCTCCTCCCTGCACATCCAGTCAGCATGCGGCGAAGTTCCACAGCATACGTCAAGAACCTTCACTTCCTTCTTCGGCCAATCGTGGAGTCCGTACTCCTTGATCGATGCCTTCTCAAAGGATACGCGTTCCGGAATCGTAAAGAGCTTGTCATACACACTTGCATAGAACTCATCGTAGATCTCATCGTAGTCTTCGTGCGATTTGGACGGCAGACCCTCCTCTCTCTTATTATCAAACATCTCTCGGTCGGCTTTCCACGTGTGATACACAATAAGCAGGGCGAGGATAGTGAGACCTACCACCCAATATGCTAAATAAGTCTCCATTCCTCTCTTGTACCTATGTAAGAAATGTGGGAGAGCCTTCCAATCCAACGGAAAGCCGCTGCTCCCGACACCCGATATTCAATGATCAACCGAGACCATATGTATGAACCGCATCCTGATGTATCTGTCGCAGAATGGAAGGATGTACCTCCGCAGCTCCAGTCGTGGTGTATGTCTGTTTGGGAGGACGAGTTCAAACTTCGCCGATGCCCGGCGAGTCCAGGTGATATCTTGGCGTGGATCCCACGACAGGGTATGATCCTAGCTAAGTATGGTAGGTGGATTGGACCCTCTCAGTCCGTTCGCGCCATCTACGTGTGCTACAATGTTGTCATGAAAGACCATCGCGGCGAAGGCCTCTCGGGCAAACTCATTCTCACAATGTGCCATGCATGTACGGAAAAGTGGGGACCCATCCCATTCATGTTTGAATTACAGCGCGTTCCAGCAAGTCTCTGGGAGGTCCCAGCATTTCTGCGCTTCTCGTACGTCTGGGTTCCCTTTTTGAATATCCAGATTCCTCCCAAATGGAAAGCTTCCTCCCACGAGTCGTTAGGAGCTTATCCGGGATTCCACACGGGCGACTGGACGGGATACCAATCCTTTGAATACAACGGTATGAAGATCGTCCTCGATCCACATAACGATATCATCTACTATGACGACTACGCCAGTCTTTTAACCTTTGATGCTCTTCCCCTCACAGGGGCTTACTGCCGAGTCTTTTCCCCGTTTGGAACGATGACGGTTCTTGTTGAGAACTTACGCTTTGCCCCCAATGCGGGATTTAAGCATTTCTTGATTATTTGAGAGCATACGGCTTGGGCGTACTCTGATAGAACGAGTACATGCTGCGACCCTTGAGTGCAGCTAGGACCACAATGGCCAAAATGAGGAGGGCAATAAACACATCCAAGACAATCTTGAAGGAGGAAGGATACTTGGAAAAATAAGCAACAGCTGGATCAGGGCTCTCGTTTGTTCCTATCGGGAGCTTGCGGTAATCGGGGTTCGTGAGTTCAAGGTATCGGTCATACACCGAAATCTTGTCCTTTTTATCGCCAAGGATTCCGTTGAAGAACGAAAAGGTCTTCTGAAGGGAACTCTTCATGGACGCTTGCTTATCGCGAATTGTGGCAATTGAATCGGTGAAATCCTTACGGAGAGAATGCTCCTTCTCCAGATCCTGGAACTGTTTGCGGTAGGCAGAGATGACTGGCTCCATCTTCGTATCGGCAATCCGCTTCTTCTCCTGAGCGGCCCAATCAGGACCATTCTTCAGGGAATAGTACTGAAACTTTGCCTGCTCAAACCCTTCAGGATCTTCGTCGCGGGTTCGTGCAGCACGTTCAAATGTCTTGTAAGCCTCCTGGATACGACGCTGTTTTTCGATACTTTCTTGAGACATGTCGGGTTTCGCGGAAGAAGAAGAAGCATTTGACTGCTCTTTCAGCGCCTGCTTGTGAAGTGGCTCTAGTTGAGGGATATACTGATCACTTAGCTGTTTTACAAGAAGCTGTTTGATATTTCCCGGGAGCTGAGAACTCTGAATCCCCTTTATCTTACTATCGTACTCCTGTCTCAATCGCGCAAACTTTTCCCCGGCGCTCATATTATCTTACCACGGCAAAATACACTGATGCCAGAAACCCCGAGATGAGCACAACAATCGCCACCCCGCTCGTAATCTCGGGAGACGCCACCGATCCGCCTACCAGGAACACAACAGCTACAACCGCCAACGTTGCAATAATGATCTCCAGCGGCAGCATCTTCGCCTCGTACGACTTGCGAGTATCCTTTCCGAAGCTAATCTCGCGACGCAGATTCTCTGTTTCTACGCGCGCGGGTCCCAGGTCACTATCGTACTTGATCGCATCGCGCAGAACATCAATCGCTGTCTTACGTGTCAAGCCCGACACCAGCTTCTCGTGCTGCAGCTTTAGCGTGTCTCCCATCGAGTTGATATTGTTATCCATGCGGTTATCGTAGGGATTAACACCCTGGAGAACCTTCTGCAGATGCGAACCGCCCATATCGTCCAGGCGCTGGAAGATATTGCCCGCCTCTCCGTTCTCCTGCGCAGTCATATACACCTGGTTGCTTGAGGGATTCACCGATAGTGTGCGCAGACCAGAGACGCTGTATCCCTCCATATCAGCAGGCTTGCACGACGTCGCCCTGTCGTACGGCGCCTCGCAACGCTCAACCGCTCCCGAGGCTGCGTTCGTCGTGTAAATTACCTGATTGTCCGTAGCAACTGCCACTGGCAGGCGATTCTTGAGTCCCTTCAAATTTGTCCATCCACCCTGACCCGTCTGCGAACTCTTCAAAATGTTCGTGCCATCGTTTGTCGGAGCAGCCGCATACACTGAACCCGAGCTAGCGGCGATGACTCCACCTGCTCCCGACCCAGGCACATTAATATCCACCCACGCTCCCGTAGTGCAGGGCTTCGCGCATCCCTTCTTGCCCACGAACATGAATGAGTCTGTAAGGTTGATTGTCGCGTACTTCGGCATGCTTCCCGGGACCTTGAGCATCTTCCAACCACCGCCTCCTGAGACTGGACGCATCGCAACCAGCGCACCAGGCAGCTCCTTCTTCGGTCCAGCCGGCGCCTTGATCTCAAGCGACAGCTGACGAGACCCCGCAAACTTCTTGTCCATCGTGTCCCCAGAGAAATTATTGTTGTAGATCACGTAGTAGAATCCACCCGATCCCATGTTCGTGATCTTAACTGACGACGACTGACCCTTCTCGTCCTTCACGGTCAGCGTGTACTTCCCACTGGCGCTGAGCTCAGCGACCCTTGCGGCATTCGGACCCAGGAAGCTTGATGACACGATAACGCCGTTATAGTAGGGAGAAATGTGTCCCGGCGGCATACCCACGTCGCCCACATTGATGAGACCTGTAGAAATGGCGGCGCCCGTATCCTCTGGAGGAGGAGCTGGGGGAGCATACAGGAGATAGACGTTGGACTCGTCAGTATTGATATCCAGAGGCATTCCATCAACCCCACCAGGTCGCTCATAGTACTGCCAGTTCTGTCCATCGCAAGGCTCCTTGCAGCGGTAGATGTCGCCATTCACGTTGAATCCCCACACATGACCCGTCGAAGACGCCGAGATCTTGTTTAGCTGACCAGGGATGTTACGCCAGCCAAGAGCCGTCGATAACTGGTTCTGCACGTATCCTGCCAAGTCCTTTGAGGCAGTATTGAATGCGCTGATGTAGGTTGCCATCCTTCTTATATTCCATCAACGGAATTTTCCTTTACCAAATATAATGGATCCTGAAGTCTACGATCAAACCAAGTCGCGGGAACTCGCGACGTCTATGAGTTCTTATGGCTCAATAAAAAGTGGCTATCTTCGCATGATTCGCGACGCGCTTCGTCAGAAGGATGGTAAAGCACGCGCCGCATCCCTCCAGTCCATTGTGCAGACAAACCAGCGTCTATCCTCGGCGGTGAATCGTCTGCTTCGTATTTGGACGAATGGAAATCGCGAACTTAATACGTACTCCAAGTACAAGATCCGCGACCTCAAGAACGATCTTGAACTCTACAAGAAACAACTTGGAGAACTCAGGTCGCTTCGCGATGAGACAACAAAACTCAAGGGTCTCAAGGAGACACTGGAGAACACGACCTTTACCAACAAGATGACCTACTTTGGACTCATTGCCGGTGCGCTCATTCTCCTCCTTGTCGTGTTCGTCCTATTTGTGTATCGTATGTTTGTGTCTCCTGCCCCGACCCTCTTTGCTCCAGCTCCCGCTACTACATTCGGGGGGCGTAGGCGGTAGAGGGTGTTCCAAATCCAAATACAGCCGATGACTGCGTCCAGAAATACCCTACAAGAACAAGCACGGGTATCAGTAGAATGACAACCGCGATTCGCCACAGGATCGCGTACCCCAGTGCTACATTAACCTTATTTCCCTTGTCTCCGATAGTACTTATCATATCGTAGCGAGTCTTAGACGCTTCAAACTGATCCTGCACTTTATCTGCATCTTTGTACATGTCGGTACCCATATCGTACATAGATGACAGCGCGCTATTGTCCTCCTTAAACGACTGACTAAAATACTGCATGTTCTCTGCCTCCTTTTCCACAATACCGCGTTTCTGTGAGAGAGCTTTCTCTATGAAATCCTGAGCCTTCTTGTAGGCACGTTGGTATTCAGCACTTCCGGTAGCTAAAAATTGAATGTAATTGCCCTTGTATTCTTCGAGAAGCTTATTGAACTGCTCCATTATTATACACTGGCTACACAAAATCGGTAGTAAGGCGTACCGCCAGCGGTCATGCTCTTCCGGAGGATCTCCACGATATCGCCCGGCTTAGCACCCACCCAGCGCGCCATAGCATCCTGCGACCAAATCTGGGGCATCGGGAAATACTCCTTGTACTTCATCGCAATCTGCTGCAGAACTGACGTCTCCGCATCCAACTGAATGTGATCCTTCTGCATGGCTGCAACAATCTTGTCCGTAGAGATGTTATACTTGGCTAGGAACGCCTTCACTTCATCCTGCGTCAGGATCCGGTGAGGAGGGACAGCCCTGTGCCGAGAAATATCAATCAGCTGGCTCTCGTGGAAGATCTGCAGAATGTGGCTCTGCTGCGATACGGCGTAGAGGATCGTCTCAGATGGAGGGATAGGAACGATCACAATACCCGTCTTTCCCCCGTGCTCCTGCGTTAGACCTACCAGAGTCAGGACATCCTTCTCACTGATACGCTGGCGAGTGCTCTTGAAGACGATGACATCGCCAATCTTGGTCACCGTCCCTGGGAATTCCACCGTGAGCGTCTCGACGTTCGTTACGGGGACACCGCGCTGAGACAGCATGAGTTTAAGGGTCTCCATTGTGTATGATGTTATTCTTATGTATCTTTCTTTTCATCCGTTTTAAATAATATGAAAAACAGCAGCATCTTGATGGTCGCAATTGCCGCCCTTGTGGTTGCTGGCGTTCTGTTTGCGTCACGTGGAACAGAGCACTTTGGAGTCCCAGAGTTCATTGATCGGTCTCAGTATAATCGGACAACTGCAGGCGCAGGGTCGTCGTACGCGCAGCAGACGAACCATCTGCGGGCGCCGGACGCTCGTGAGCCACCTCGGGGGTCGCCGACGGGCCATCGCGTGGGGCAGTGGGAGGGGCATACTGGTCTATTTTGGTAGGGTCTTTCCGGCACTCTTCCACGATCGCCCAGAACGCTTTTAGTTCGTCTAGATGTGTCTTCATCCACAGAGGATCGCGCGGAACATTCTCGATACGGATATTGTTGAGAATCCAGAACATCACCCTGAACTCGTCGCCTGCAAGAGAACTCTTCCAGCTTACGAAGTCCGCCTCGTCGTCCATATGCTCGATGGTCCCATTGTCATAGACCGCCATCACACCCTTGTAAGGCGACTCTGAGTCGTTCCATACCGACTTTGGTACTGTCTTGAACTGCATCTCCACGTAATCGCACTCATCCACGTTGCAGCACTCCATTTGCATTTGCATTTGGTGGTAGTAGGCGTCAGGGATCGGACTGTTCTGGGTGAAAGGACGACTAATGGGACACTTGAACTCTACCAGCTTTCCCCATCGATAATCAAGGGGATCCTTGGTCAAAACAATCCCGTCGGGTGATGCTCCTAGGAACCTATGGACCGGGTGCTGTACGCAGGAGGTATCGACAATCTCGGCTCCACCCTGCATATCCCCATAAATCTTCTTGGCCAGCGGCTCAAACTGAGTACCCCAAAGACAGGCCCCAATAGGACCACCGCCCTCTACTTTTGGTCCCTCCAACTTTCGGAGAAGAAGCTCGCGCTTTCCAGAAGGAGTCGCAGCAGCAAATGCTTTCGTCACCTCGGATGCAGTGATCATTTCAGACCGCTTGGCGTGCCAGGCATCCGTCCGCTGATCGGCCTTTCCGTAGTCTCGTAGAACCCGGTGAATTGAACGGCGGCGGGCCCACACTTTACCCAAGTCGGTCGCCAGAAGTCGATGTACCTGTGCTTTATAGTTCTTGTAGTGATATCCACGATCCCGGCAAATGGCCTTGATTCGGTGTGTGAGGTGCGTACAGGCATCTAAGGGCAGCTCAAACACTTCCATTGTTCTATTAGGCTAGTTCCGTTAAAGTTAGTCCGTTTTATCACGAAAGCCCTTACAGAAAAGGAGGTCCGTTTAGATAATGACAACTACAACCGAAATCTCTACGCAGGAGGGTTGGGTCCTTCATCGTCTTGAATCCTTCTATACCCCAGAACGCACAGAACTCCTACAGAACATCCTGGGTGGTAAGTCCAACGTCTCTCTACGTATCCTGGACTGGTTTGTTACCAATTATGCCAAGAAGAATAATGTGTCCTACATGCACAACGATCGCCACGTCATTGTGTATCTGGCGTACAAGTCCCATCTAAAAGCTTACAGCAAGAAGATGTTCGACCCCTTCTGCCGGTGGCAGCGCCTGGACTTCCGTGGCATCTCCACCACCGTCGGCCAGCTGAACTTCTTTGCGTGGGCGATTGAGGACGGTATTATTGATTACCTTTTCACCCATCGCGACGATATCCATGCCGATATGGAGACGCGTATGACGACGACCGGAGATGCAAAAAAGGAGACGGAGCACACACGGAAGAAGCGCCACGAGCTGTCGCATTCTGCCACCAAGTCGCTGAAGAAACATGACGTCAAGATTGTTGTGAGCTTTACATAATGATGAAGATCTGGTACAAGGATCCGATCTACGTGGTTCTCCACGTTCTATCGGGTGCTCTAGCCTACCTCTACCCTATTCTGCTGGTTCCTATTGTAGCTTACCACGTTCTACAATATGTTCTCGGGGTTCGCTTCTTTGGATTTCAAGGGGAAATACGTCCCGGAAACTCCCTTGAGCACACAGCTATAAAACTGCTGGAAGTGGGTGCGGGTTATTTGGCTGCATATCTTATTTCTACTCAGTAATGCTTTCAGCCAGTGGCACTCTATACCCTGTTGATGAAGATATTACCGAATTTGATCTGGGCTCCGATGTCTCTGAATATGAATACGACGGTCGTTCCGTATTTCGTGGCAATCTAGATCCGACCTTTTCTACCAGCGAACTGCAGGTGTATTGGCTATATGACGATTACAAGCGTGTAGGACTGGTTGAGCATACCACCGAGGAGGATTACACGTGCTACTGGTTCCACGAGAATGTGTGGGCAACCCTTCTGCAGGAGGAGTGGGAGAGTGCAGACAAGACTCTCTGGAACATCATGTCCGAAGCGGCCTACGAAGACTGCATGAAACATGGCTGGGACACTGTCCGCGACATCAAAGCACGGACGTCTCTCACCGTTGTGACTCCCGCAGATGTCGTCAAAGGATATACTTCCGCCGACCATCTCTGTGTGCGATGTGGCGGAGGAGGTCATCCAGGATGTACGCAAGTGAAAAAGACACCGAAGTTTGATGTCTTCTCAACGATTTTTGTTGATGATGATGGCGTTATCTATATCCCTCCCTCCGATACGCGTGCTTACGCAACCTTGCGACGCACCGCCGGCTTCTTGGCGGCTGACGACGGCGCCTCTACGACCGGCAGCGAAGCCGTAGGCGTAGGCGCGGGAGCCTCATCCTCAACCGTCTCCTCCTCAGCCTCCTCCTCCTCGGCGAACGCGGCCTTGGCACCGCCCGAAGGAACCGGAACGACCTCCTCGCCGTCCTCCTGATCCTCCTTGAAGTACTCGCGCGCCGTCTTGCGCTGGCGCTTGAACACCTGCATCATGGACGGACGCCACGTCAGACCGAAGCCCTGGCCGATGATGTAGATGCTGCCCTGCGCGATGATCTTCGCCTGGCTGCCCTTCGGCAGAGCACCCTGGAGCTCCGTCGGCGCCAGAGCAATCGTGTTGTCCTCCGAGTCGATCACGTCCATGCTGACCTTGCCGTCATAGACGGGCAGCTTGAAGCGGAGCGACGGCGGGTACTTGCCGTTCGGGACCCAGCCGTCGTTGGTCTTATCGACCGAGACGCTCAGGAACTTGTTGAATGAGTCGCGGATGGACTCCTCGCCGCGCTTCTTGCCGAACCATGCAGCCGAGTTCGCGACCGCGGCCTGAATGACCGACTCCTGGAAGTCGCGGAGGAAGTTGTAGGACTTGGACACCTCGTCCGTGCCCGTTGCAGGCTCGCGACCGTACGGATCGCAGCCCTGGAGCGAAGCGGACATCGTGTAAGAGGTTGAGGTACTCCCATCCTTGTTCTCGTTCTCCTTCATCAGCACACCACCAGGGAAGCCGAGGAGAGGGAAACGGAACTGGACATTTTGGCTACGGTACTTGAATGCGATTGACTTGCCTCCCTGCTTGTTGATCTTGGGCTCAGAGAACTGAATATCGGACGCGGAGATCTTAGAAACGCTGACGACTGCGGGTGCTGCCATGTTGTATGTGTTGGGTTGTGCTGTTAGACTACCTTGGCTGACGGGCGATCCGTTTTTGTCTCACGGAATCGTTTCAAGTGCGGACGCGTATTTAAACCATCAATGAAAGTAATAGATAAGTGGAATGCAGTGTTTTGCATGTAAGAATCAACAATCATGGGAACGGTGTGGCATACGCTCCGTCTCAGGGTTTTCGTGCTGCAGACGACACCTAAAGACCCGTCATACACGCATGTGGATCACTCAGTTTCCGGGGGCACTCTTGTGTGTTCGGAGATTCCAAGCATTGTGGAGAGGGTATAGCGTACGCATCCCCCTGAAACTGGCAGGACCCGGGGTTCTACGGAGATCTCTCTGCAACAATGACGACGATGTAAGCACTCTCGATTCCAAGACGGAAGTTCATCCGTTTGATTACTTTTCTATCATGGAGTCGGGGAAGGTGTTTTGGTTCGATCAGCGCACAATGATTCAGTGGGCGCAGAAGGAATTGGAGATCCAGAATCCATGGACGCGTACGCCAATCCCTGTAGACGATCTCCGGAGGTTTAGGAAACTTTGTGAGTGGCGAAGACTTTCGGGGAGGCCAATGTATCATGAAGGACAGCCGGGACCTATGACTGCTACAGAGCGGAGGGATGGACGATGGCTGCGTATTGCTCAGTTGATTCGCGAGTGTGGCTTTGACGTTCATCATGAAAACTTCATTTCGTTCAGTTATTCGCAGTTAGCCCTGTTTGTCAGTGCCCTCATGGAAGATATGCGGTTGGCAGCGGCCATGAAACCAACCCCTCCTCGCCTGAAGCATCTCCTCTGGATCAAAAATATCAGGAACGTTTTGCACACATACCCAAGTCTTACACATCTGAGCACAGATGTGGCTGGAATTCTCATGGCGATTTTCCAGCAGAATGTGAAAGCCCCTGATAATTTTGCGTTTTCGGTTTATTCTGCTTTCTCACGAAGCGAGGCGTTTTTTTAGTTAGACCACAGCGTGTGCCTTCTTCTTTTCCGCCAGCATAGACTGAATCTCTGCAAGGTCGTCGGCACTGATCTGCAGGGTGACGGGATTGCGGATTTCATCTTTCTGCTCCTGAACGATAACTCCTCCGAGATCCACGACCTCGTGGCTTTCGGTGCGCGGGAGTACAGGGACGTCTACAACATCGTTAGTTGCTTCGGGTTCAAACACGACTTTCTTGGACGGCACTGGAGAGGGTTCGCGAACGCGCTCCTGCTTCAGTTCGGGCTCTGGCCCCGACTTGCGCTCCGGTTGCGGTTGCGGTTGCGGTTCTGGTTTAGGCTCAACCCTGCGTTTCGTGTCTGGCTCCCCTTCAGGTTCAACCTTGGGCTCGGGCTGGGGCTCGGGCTCTGGTGTAACCGCAGGTTCTACACCTACAGCTTCTGTTGTAGGAAGGAACGTATCCTTGATGCCTGGAGGAACCATCTCCATCACACTATCAGGGATCTTGAGACTCTTAAGAATGCTCTTGGGATCATTGACCATCTCGGTGACGGATCCGAGGGGATCGCGCTTGAACTTATCAATTGTGGATTGAGGAATCATACGACGAAACCGTTGTGCCCATCCGGCGGGGAGGTACCGTCCAGCAGCCAGCGCGACTGCGACGATAATGAGAGCCAGCGTAGTTCCAAGGAGCGCGTTTGTGGTGGTCATGTTTGTAGCCTGACCATCAACCACGATGATAGGAAGTGTGGCGTTCTGGGTAGGGCTGTATGTTGGGGTTGTTGTTGGGAATGCAGTTGTATAAAACTGCGGAGTGGAGGTGGCCGACATTGCTGTGCTTATATTATTCACCTGCTGGAAACTTTGAGGGATACCCGATGAACTGATAGAGACGCTGACACTCAAGCTTGGAGATCCGGATAGGCTGGAGCTGGAGCTGGAGCTACCGGATAGGCTGGAGCTGGAGCTGGAGACAGACGAGAATGTCGCTGCCAAACTCTGCGACACAGCTCCCGTCACGCTAGAACTCACGCTCTGCGACACAGCTCCCGTCACGCTCTGCGACACAGCTCCCGTCACGCTAGAACTCATGCTTTGAGATACTGAGGATGTCACGCTTTGAGATACCCCGGCTGTCGTAGATTCACTTGTACTCAAACTAGACGTCTGTGTTGGAAAAACAGAAGAACTGAACGTTGCCGATGGTGTGGGAGATAAAGAGATGGACTCAGATGCTGTGAGAGAAGCAGTTATGGCAGTCGTTAGGGAAGGTGAAGGTGAATCTGAAGCTGTAGCGCTGATAGAAGGGGTAGAAGCAGCCGTTGGTGAAAGAGAAAGGCTTTGGCTCTGGCTTAAGCTGGAAGATCCAGACCCTGACACTGCGGCAATTGAAGATATGGTCATGGAATTACTAGCAGATATGGACACGGAAGATACATCGGTGGTTGGTGAAACACTGGAACTGGGACTTGAAGATACAGTGGTACTTTGAGATTCTGCTAGTGTTACACTGGGACTAGACGATGTAGTTTCAGATATACTAGAGCTGGAGCCCCAAGATACAGACACAGACTGGGACTCAGGGCGGGACGGAGATACGGTTACCGAAGGAGCTCGAGAAGCACTCCTACTCCTGGAAGACGTTCGTGAATCAGTTGCATCAGCCGAGGGACTGCGAGATGTGCTCCGACTCCCGCTTTCGCTGGAGGATACGCTCCGACTCGCGCTTACGGACCGAGAATCCGTTGGATCCACGGACGGACTCCCTGAGACACTTCTAGAGATAGAGGTAGATGCAGTCTCCGAAGCCGTCAAACTTGGCGACACCGGAGATTTTGTGAGAGAGGGGGTTGGTGTGGGAGACGGAATGATAACGGTATAGGACATGAAAAACACGGACCCCGACCCGAGATTGATCATGTTGGCACCGATCTGGGATCCTCCGGAATTGTAGAAGGTTGCTTCCCATATACCCGTTTGTTCCGTTGTTCCAACCGCTGTCCCCGAGAAATCCATATAATACCATTTGTTGGCATTCGTGCAGGGGGGCCGACCACAGGGAGAATTGTACCATGAGTATCCCGCTGCCGCTACTTGAACAGCCAGATCGCATCCTGACCCGCAGCACTGAACAGCAGAGGATGTTGAGAGACGAGGCGTGGCGGTGCTTCCGTGCAGCTGAATGAAAGCAGGGAGGGAGTTGGTTCCGTAAATTGCAAAGGCGATCTGCTTGACTTTCAGACCCGTGGCGCCAGGAGGTAGGGATTGGCTGAGACCTACATTGAGCGCACCTGAATCCGATCCGCAACCAAGACCGGATGCTGAGAACCCGTTCCAGTCGTATCCCATGGTTTGTGCGGATACGACCGATGCCATAGTCAGCAGCGCTGCCCAGAGCATTGGTTTGTCATATCCCTATATTAAACGCGATTATGGTATATGTAAGTCCTCTACGGCGGGCAATCGGTATTCTGTGTACCACTACCAATATCAGTAATAGTGCCGTTGTCGGTGAGTGTTCCAGCTCCACAGGTTCCCCCACTTGAAGTACTAATTATGCCGGCATTGTTGATGTCGCCGTCGTTAGTGAGTAGGCCGCCGTCGTAAGTATAGAGAAAGCTGCCGTCGTTGTTGTTGATTGTGGCACCAACTTCATTAGAGAATGTGCCAGTGTTGTCGATTATGCCGCCGGAGTTGTCGATTGTGCCGGAGTTGTCGATTATTAGGCTGTTAATGATTTCGCCACTTGGGCCAACATTATAGAGTGTGCCGCCGACGTCGTTGGCAAACGTGCCGCTGTTACATAGAGAGAGAGTGTTATAGACTATGCCAGCGTTGTTGATTGTGCCCACTACATTACAGAATATGCCAGTGTTGTTCATTGTGGCGCCCGCTTCATTAGAGAATGTGCCTTGGTAGCTGTCGATTGTGCCGGAGTTGTCGAATAATAGGCTGTTAATGATTTCGGCACTTGGGCCAGTGTTATAGATTATGCCGCCGACGTCGTTGGCAAATGTGCCGCTGTTACATAGAGAGAGAGTGTTAGAGAATGTGTTAGTGTTGTTGGTTGTGGAGCCCACTAGATTAGAGAATGTGCCAGCGTTGTTGATGTTGCCGTAGTTGTTGATTAGTGTGCTGTTAATGATTTCGCCACTTGGGCCGACATTATAGAGTATGCCGCCGACGTCGTTGGTGATTGTGACGCTGTTATATATAGAGAGAGTGTTATAGACTATGCCAGTAGTGTTGATTGTGCCGTCGTTGCTGAATGTGCCGCTGTTGTTGAATGAGCCGGGGCCCGAGTAAAATATGTTGAGTGTATCGGAGCTCGCGTTGTCAGGCGCTTCGGTCACTGCACGCAAAACGATCGAATATTGAGTGTTATTGGTCAGACCGGATATTGAAAGGGGGCTGGTCGTTTGAGGGGGATTGAACGCCGCGAACGTGCTTCCTCCATCCAACGAATACTCATAATTGGTTATGGTAGAACCTCCATTTGATGCTTCTACAAAGGAAAGAGAAATGATTCCATTCAATCTATTCAGCGATATTAGACCAGTTGGTGCATCCGCTGGACCATATACCAGGTGATCAACGAAAGATGATGCCTCGCTTTCACCCACGCTATTTACAGCCTTGAGCCCGAAAGTATAGACTACGCCATCCTCTAGACCACTAAGGGCAACAGGGCTCGTGGTATCTACAGGGTTGAAGGCATTAAAGGATTCACCGCCATCAACGGAATACTGATAATTGGTTATGGCAGAACCTCCATTTGATCCTGGTGTAAAGGAGATCGATACTGTACCAGAACCAACATATGTCACAACGAGATTGGTAGGCGCACTTGGGACTGTAGCCATGCTTGTTATACTATGATATATAATCTTCGCAATGCCCCCGACCTACTTGTTGATTAAGCAGGTGTGTTGTTGAATGTGCCGGAGTTGTTGAATGTGCCAGCGCTATTAATTATGCCGGTGTTATTGATTGTGCCAGTGTCCATGTTGCTCAATGTGCCGGTGTTATCAATTGTGCCATCGTTGTTTAATATGCCATGGATGTTGAATACGCCGATCTCGTCTGTGCCGGTGTTATTAATTATGCCATCGTTGTTGATTGTGCCATAGGTGATGAATGTGCCGAAGTTTCCACCTCCGCCGTTATTCGATAATACGCCATCGTTGTTGAATGTGCCATTGTTGAAGAATTCGATGGTGTTCTGAGTTGTGAAATTGTAGTTGACTGTTGTGCCATCGTTGTTGAATGTGCCATCGTTGTTGAATGTCTTGCTATTCGTGAATGCGCTGACGTTTTCAGTTATGCCGGTGTTGGTGAATATGCCGACGTTTAGAGTTGTGCCACTGTTGCTGAATGTGTCGTTATTCGTTAATGTGCCGACATTGGTGGTTGTGCCAACGTTGTTGATTGTGCCGTTATTCGTTAATGTGTTCCCGTCTTCAATCCGCAACGAAACACCATACGGTATATTTAATATTCGAGACTTAGCAATAGTGTAGTTGCCATTTAATACATACCACATATATTCAGGATCATATGTAGCAATATCCTCAATATTAATCAGGGTAGGTACGTACCCCTGCTGTATAATCGTCAGCGACAACACCTCGCCTCCATACGCAGCCCCGTTCAAGATCGCCTGAGACATCCGGAACGGGTTCTTCTTCTGCGTCCCTGCATAGGTCGCATCCGCCTGTCCCTGCGCTACCACGCGAATGTTCTGGGTGACCGCACTTGCATCAGAGACGCGACCTCCCCTTTTCCAAGACCCTAATCCTACTGCTGAACTGCTCATCCTTACTCCTTACTCGTAATTTTATATTTCAAACCTATCTACGCGCTTGGGGGATTCTCTAAGTTCTTCAGAGACAACACCTGACCCCCATACGCTGTCCCGTTCAAGATCGCCTGAGACATCCGAAACGGGTTCTTCTTCTGTGTGTTCGCATAGGTCGCATCCGCCTGTCCCTGGGCTACTGCACGAATATTCTGGGTGACCGCACTTGCATCAGAGACACGACCCCCTTTTTTCCAAGACCCTAATCCTACTGCTGAACTGCTCATCCTTAGTCCTTACTCATAATTTTATATTTCAAACCTATTTACGCGGTCGGGGGGTGATGTATACATAACCGCGTTAGAAATGCCCGCAACTGCGTCTGCCTCTACTACAAACATGAGTGCTGATCCCAAGGTTGCCGCCAAGAAGCCCGCTGCTGCGAAGAAGGCCGCTGCTGCCCCCGCTACCACGCCCGCCGTGGCTGCCCCTGCCCCCGCCGTTGAGAAGAAGGCGGCTGCCCCCCGCAAGACGGCGGCCAAGACGGAGGTCCAGGTCCCCGTTGCTGCTGCCCCTGCCCCCTCGACGGAGGTGGCGCCCGCTGCCGGCGAGGCCCCGTCCATCTCGGCGGTGGTTGAGCGCCTGCGCGAGATCCGCGCGCGCCTGGCCGATGAGCTCAAGGCTGTCATCGCCGACACGCTGGTCGCGGCGAAGGCGGTTGCCAAGCAGGTCAAGGAGGCGGGCAAGAAGCGCCGCGTGAAGAAGGATGTTGCTGACATGACGCCGGAGGAGAAGGCCGCGTGGGAGCTGCGCCGCTCCAAGAACGCCTTCCTGAAGCCCCGCGCGCTCTCCCCGGAGCTGTGCGCCTTCATGCAGCTGGCGGCTGGCTCGCAGCGCTCGCAGACGGAGGTCACGAAGTTCGTCGCCAACTACGTCAAGGCCAACTCGTGCTTTGACCCGGCGAACAAGCGCCGCATCATCCCGGACGGCGTGCTGTCCCGCCTGCTGAAGGTTACGGACAAGGACACGGTCACGTACCTGAACCTCCAGTCGTACCTCAAGATCCACTTTCTTAAGGCTTAAGAAACATTGGGATGATTGGAGTGATTAATGAAATATAAAACAGCGCCAACAAGCGTCTATTTTTTGGGTTAGACAACTCATAAAAATGGGTCGATTTGGGTCTTGCATATACACCGATTGAGTATGCAGTTTGTCGGGTACAAAACGCTGTTTCGAGGTTTATTTATAAACTTCTTGATGGCTGGATCCCCATTAAACCAGTGAACACCAAACGTATGTTCAGTTATCTTATTAAGTCCGCCTCCATTTTTTAGAATTTCATGAATAGTCTCTGGTAGATACGGATATATCATACTTGTGTCCAGACAAGTTGAGTTTGTAAAAAGATGACTGTTTTCTGCGAAGAGGATTGTCCATAGGAATGGACCGATTTTCTGATAGTCTCCGGGCACTGTAATTAAACGCTTTGCATGGGAAAATAGGATCTCCGCAATAGGTATCTTCGGGCGACATGCTATAAACCCGGTAGGAATAGTGTTTGAATAGCAGAAAAAGAACAACTCGGTCGATGAGACATCGAAGATGAATTCGGGAATCGGTTGTATGAACAGGATATCAAAATCAAACCAAACACCTCCATGTTCATAAAGCTTGGCGATACGTATGAAGTCTGCTTTAAAGACCACCGAAATATCATTTGAAATATTGTACTCCTCCTGAAAATCTACATGGACTATTTTTATTCGCGTTCCAAATTCACTTAGCGATGAGAATGGCAGTGTATTTGTAATCGGAACATTGTGTTCATCAGTTTTCCAGTCGACAAGTATATCCCTGGACGACGAGGAGGTATAGACTACTATCTCTACTCCGGGGTTGTATTTGACAAGTGAGTATATCGTATAATAATGAAGTTTTGAAAATTGCGCACCCTGCCAGAAGGTGAAACAGGTCTTAGGAATACTCTCCATTACGTTTAATACCTTTACACTTAACGAAACTACTAATATAATGTTGAACAAACGTATCCTTCTCTTCGGCGGTTCGGGATCCCTCGGAAACAAGTTTATTGAGACCCATCTTTCCGGAAACACGATCACAAACTATTCACGAGACGAGTGCAAGCACTGGCAGATGAGCTTGAAGTATCGTTCGGAGAACCTCAAGTTCATCATTGGAGATATACGCAACTACAATGGGGTAGAAACCGCGATTCTACGAGTTCAGCCCCATATTATTGTTATCATGGCTGCTCTCAAACATATTGACCGATGTGAATACGCAGTGGAAGAGTGTATTCAGACAAACTGCGTGGGACCTATCAATGTAGTCAATGCTGTCGAGAAGAACAACGATAGACTCACCCATCTTGAGTGTGTCGTCATGGTTAGCACTGATAAAGCCTGCGAACCTACGAACGCATATGGGATGGCAAAGGCACTTGCTGAGAGTGCAATTGTTGAGAAGTCGCTCTACGTAAAGAATCGCAAGTTTGTGAATATTCGTTACGGAAATGTTCTGAACTCGAGGGGCAGCATCATTCCAATCCTTCACGAAATGGGTCAGGATCCTAATGTTAAAGAGTTCATGCTGACGCACAAGGATATGACACGCTTTGTTATGACACTTGAACAGAGCGTACAGTTGATTGAACATGCGATTACGTGTGCAGAGTCCGGGGATACCGTGATACCTGAGCTTATTTCCATGAAGCTTGTAGATCTGATGGACATCTTTTCGGAGAAGTACGGAAAGCCCGTCCGGGTCACTGGACTACGACCAGGAGAAAAGATGTTGGAGTCTCTTATCAGCGAAACGCAGTCTATGCGCTTGGTTGAGGGATCCGACGGATACAAGTACATTCGACCTCCGTATAAGAATCTTCTCGTGACAGACAACGTGCGAAACTATAACAGCCATATCAATCCGCTTGAAAAGGACGCGTTACGTATTTACCTAGAACGTATAAACATACTATAAAGAAGATGAAGATCATAGACTGCTTCATGTTTTACAACGAGCTTGAAATGCTGAAGATACGACTGGAAGAACTCTATGATGTCGTAGATGCATTTGTCCTTGTTGAAGCGACGAAGACGCACAGCATGGGGAAACCAAAGCCTCTATACTATGCCGAGAACAAGCATCTGTTCGACAAGTACAATGACAAAATCGTTCATATCGTAACAAATTTTGAAGAGAACTATCCGTTCGCAGCGCACATCACAGGTGTAAGCGAACATTGGTTCCGCGAAATATATCAGCGAGAGTGTATCGTTGTTGGTCTAGATAAGCTGGGTGTGACCAATGACGATATTCTTCTGATATCGGATGCAGATGAAATCCCAAAACGCGATACCGTTATCGGATTTCGCAACAATTCTCCCCGCATTCGTAGTCGAGTCTATTCTCTTGAAATGACGCTGTATTACTATACGATTGAATTCACGACTCCTCGCAAATGGCATCATGCAAAGGTTCTCAAGTACGATACGCTTAAGAATTTTAAACTTCTGTCTGCGATTCGTCTGTCTCATCTTCCTAGCGGTATGTTCCTTCCGTCTGTAACCCAGTCATGCCATAATGAATTAATTCCTGATGCTGGATTTCATTTGAGTTATTTCGGCGGTATCGGGGCAATCAAGACAAAGGTTGAGAGTTTTGCAGAGAGTACTGATTACAGCCGCTCTAGCAAGGATATAGAACATCTTCGCCGATGCCACGATGCAGGGATCGTTCATTTTAACGGGGAGAAACTCATGCGTATCCCGATTGCGGACAACGACAACGTCCCGCGCCATTTTAAGAATGCAAGCGCGTAATGGTTATACATGTTTCGCGTTCTTTCGCCAGCCGACTACCAAGAGTATTTGGGACTTATCAACGAGTTCCGTCCTACGTCTTTTACCTCTGAACAGTTCGCGGAGATTCTCCGGACTATTCAGCGGTCTGGAAATATTTGGGTGTATGAAGAAGACGGGAAGTTGTTGGCAACAGCGACGGTTATCTATGAACATAAACTGATTATGAACACGTGTGTGTATGCTCACGTGGAGGATGTCTGCGTACGAAGTTCCCACCGTCGCATGGGTATTGGTCAACAGCTGATGAGGCACATAATGAATGAGTCTCGTCACTGCTATAAAATCACGCTTGACTGCGCGGATTCAAACGTGGCATTTTATCAGTCGTGCGGCTTAGAACGCAGGGGAAATCAAATGTGTCAGCTGCTTTAGAACAAGGAAATCACCTTCTGCCGGCAGCCACTAAACCACCAGATACACTCTGAGAACGTACTGAGTCGGTTACATACGAGATAATCGCATTTTGATGATAGAAGAATATTGGCTGCAGAGTATTGTAGGTGCGTTACATGCTCGCGCTGCTTGTAGATAATTACGTTGTAGTCCTTTAGCAGCTCTAGATATTCTGGCAACACGTTGTCGTTGTCCGTGCTAATAAATACACTTTTGCAGTCGGGTAGAAACTTCTCGATTGCAGACTTATACGTTTCAAAATTGTATATCCGCTTCCCAGGTTCATTCGTCCGGCTTGTCAGATTGGGTGGATCGTACTTATGTGTCCATGTTCGGATATTTATCGAGAGAACCGGGTGTATAAAATTCGCCTGAACTCGCTCGACCTCTGATAATACTTCTGGACGCCACTTAATCTTCTCGATTCCACCCATAATTCGGTTAAACACCTTATCCGAAATCAGCGACCTGTCATAGAACCAGTCGATATTTTTCTCTGCGAACAGATGCTTCAAATCCGGATATGTTACCGCTACGTCGATTATATTTGTACGATTAAACTCGTTATCGAGATGCTTCTGTTCGCTGCCTTCCGATGCCAATATGAGTAACCTACACGATGTAAAAGGGTGTCCATAATCTTCTCCCCGAAAGCAGATATGACTATCGTCTAGAATTTCACGATAGTTTGTTGGATGCCACAGATCGTTACGACAGCGTATATTCGTTGGACCCATGGACAGTGCGGTAATAAATGATTTTAGAACATTCCCTAGACCGGTCAATATTTCTATTGTGAACATCATTATTTTAATGGAATACACCTTTCATACGTAAATAACACATCCCCACGCGTTTAGCGGTTTAACAGTTACTTATTCAGTATATACATATGGATTCCGAATCCTTTAAACAGTTACGGCGTTCCGGAGACCATATGGTCGTAGCGTACGACCCCAAAAAATTTGATTTTCGAGGATACTTCGAGACGTTATTTGGAATGAAAGACCTTGAACATCTAGAATCCGCAAGTTACTCAGGTACGGGGCTCCAAGATATCGAAACCGACCTCCATAAAAAGTTTTATACCGATATCAAAACCAATACAGCGTTCAAACAGCTGTACTGTAACTTTGTACGGCACATCTATATGCAGTATTATCCCGATGAGGAGTTCATGATTTACCAGTCGTTTCCGAGCGTACGGTTCCAGTTTAAAAACAATACAGCTGTTCCTCCCCACTACGACTCAGACCACATCGGACGTCATCCCGTTGGCGAGCGTAATTTTTTAGTTCCGATCACGTCGATGTATGGAACGAATAGACTATTTATTGAATCGGCACCTGGAAAGAAGGATTTTGAAGGTGTAACTCTGAACACCGGAGAGCTGTTTATCTTCAACGGAAACAGATGCACGCACTATAACCAGGTGAACACAGAGCCTACGATTCGTATATCGTTGGACTTTCGTACGATATCTCAGGCAGACTATATGAAGTATTTGATTCAAAATGAGATCACAACTACCAATCCCCGTGATCCCGATCAGATACGTAAGCCAGTTAAGATGATTATAGGGGGGTATTACCAGATGTCTAGGAAGAATGAGTCTTTTGAAGAGATGATGGATTGGCATTCACAAAAGGAGATGCTTCAGCAGACGCGTCCTAATTTTGATATCTGCGAAGCAAATGCATGCTTTGACTACATGAAAGACGGCATAAACTATGTAACCGAGTACCAGCAGACTACGAAACTAGAGGAAATGATCGCTAACTTCATAGGCGTTAAACACGTGGTGATGACAACGAGCGGAAGCATGGCCCTTGCGCTTGCACTCATGAGCTGCGGTATAGGACCCGGAGATGATGTCATTGTTCCAGATTTCACTATGATTGCAACAATCAATGCGGTCAAAATGGTTGGAGCAAATCCAGTCATCGCAGATGTGGACGGACGAACCTATACCTTGACACGAGAGCTCGTAAAGCGATACCGAACACCTGCGACCAAGTGCGTCCTATTTGTGTCGCTTAACAACCGCCAGATAGATCTGGAGGATATCGCGCAGTACTGCCAAACGACTGGATTGTGCCTGGTCGAAGACGCTGCACAGTCGTTGGGGGCAACGGCGAATGGGAAGCACTTCGGAACCTTTGGTTGCGCCGGTTGTTTTTCGCTGAGTACTCCAAAAATTATCAGTACGGGGCAGGGTGGATTCGTGACAACAAATGACGACAGTCTAGCGTCGAAAATGACGATGATCAAGAACTTTGGACGGAAGACGGGTGGCGTTGATAATTTCGAGCTTTTCGGACTCAACCTGAAGTTCACAGATATACAGGCTGTGATTGGCATTGAGCAGATGAAGAAACTACCGGAACGCGTAGTGTTTATGCGTAATCTGTATCAGTCCTACTTTACCGAGATTGAAAAGATACCAGGGGTGCGAATGATTCCTCGGGCAGACGAGAATTACGTTCCGTGGTTCGTAGATATATACACCGAAAAGCGCGATGAACTAGCCGACTTTCTAAAGAAACATAACATCCAAACAAGACCTACCTATCCATCAATTCACACTACGCCCATGTATGCAAGTAACGAGACATTTCCGAATGCGTCATATGTCTCGCAGAAGGGTCTATTTCTTCCAACACATACTCTGCTTACACAGGTGGAGGTGCGCCATATCTGTAAGCTAATTGCGTGTTTTTTCGGTCAGGGTGCTATATGAATCGAATGTTACGGTAGAAGATTTCACAGCCTGGTTCGTGAGATTTAGAGTGTTCTCGTCCCTTAAATACGATACTTTCATCTCCGGGTCCCAAATCATAGCTGTATTTTTCTTCAGGGAGCTTACGACGAATCGTGCCAGCGTGGGGGTTCACAAATCCCGACTCTGTCCATGTCTCCTCCCACTTTGCTGCAAAGTGTGCCTTTGCCCTTACATTGTCCCAGGACGTTGGATCGTTCTTAATGTAAGATATACTTCTTTCTTCGTATATAGCTATATTTGCTTCGCAGATTCGTCTCATCATATCACAGTCCTCATATTCCCCACGGACATATCGTTCGTCAAAAAATCCTATCCTACGAATTAGCTCCTTTCGGAAGCCAAAAAATGCGAATGAATACAGAGCGACGAGTCCATATCCTTCATTGAGAAGACCTAACATGCGGGTTATATCTGAATGTATTGGTCGAACCTTACGAGAGCATATGATAACAATTTCAGATTTTGCAGCTATGATTGTATCGTTGCATATTTTGGAGAACGAAGGATAGTTTGGTGCATGGAATATTTCGCTCATAAACGGACGAATACTTTCCTGAACCGGACGTCCTAACTCTACATCGTGCGTTATAATCATGATCGATACACCATCCATTTATAAATTACTAATTACATCTAAAATAGAAGGAGGTACGGGTGAATTCCATCGTGGAGGGGTTTCCGGAAGGCTATGACAGAAGTGATGTACGAATTTATAATGAAAAATATCAGGACTTAGCCAGATGCGAGTATTGAATCCAATCATCAGATTATCCCACGAGTAGCCGCGAATATAAATATCGCGGAGTACAGATGCCCGGCTGCGCATCCGCAGAATAGGGATGCCGGCATCGGGGGGAGAATATGATACAATCGGTCTATCTCCTCCGAACATAACGTAGTACTCGTGGAGAACTGTTTTATAATCGTCCGTTGTTTCGATCATATGGAGTCCTAGGTTATAGGAAGAAAATCCCGCCCAGTCGTAGTAAGTCTGAAGACCGTCTAGCGTTCCCACCTCGCCAAATTCCAAGGAGCGCGAAAGCTGAGACAAGTACGGTTCAAACTGCCACGAGGTTTTGTAGTAATCACCGTCTGATATCTCGCCGACACCAAGCCCGATATCATACGTACCCCCAGGAAACGGCTTCCACGCCTTCTTCTCAATAAACTCAATGGCTTCTTCAGGGGTGTTCTTAATGTTTAACCTCCGTACATCGTCATCCCCATTGCACGCCTCGGTAAAGTAACCTGCAAATGGGATCCACACACTGGGGTTCAGCTTATCGATATGTTTCTTAATTTTGAGAAGGAACGACCGCCTTTTTGAATTTACGAGTTCAATGACTCGCTCCTTACCGTATAGCTCTTCGTAGAGACAAGGATACGCAGATGCCCCAGATGCAAAGTCGTTCAGAAGGACATCGCACGAAGCAGGTAGGTCTTCGGGATTACAACAATCAACCAGATTGACTATACGATGCCCCTTGTATTCAAACAGTAGGTACGTGTCGAGGTTCGGAACCAGTGTATCAGCAACGATCATGAAATGCACAGAATCTGCTGGATGTATCCATGTTTTCAAGCCTACCACAGTTATGTTCGTGAAGCCAATCTTCAGAAAATCATTTTTAAAGACAGGAGTGGATAGGTTTCCTACGTATATCCGGATATCTGGATTTAGTTTAAACACTTCGTAAAGAGTCGGCAGATTGAGGTGGTCCGGATGAGAGTGTGAGATATAAATGGCATCTGCAGATGCAATTCGCTGGATTGAATTCAGCGGAGGTTCGTGGAGTGACCACCATCCCCTACTAAATGCAGGACCCAGTATCCATGGATCGGTAATAAGCCTAAAGGTTCCCGCCTTTATTTCCACGCATGCGTGCGACAAATAGGTTATCGTAAGCTCACCTGGTAGGAGTGTCGCTTTCGTAGGGGTTAGCCACTCAATCCTCTGGTCGATTAAGATCTCGACGCTTCCATCTGCCTGACGGCATGTTTCGAGGCGCTGCTGGGTTAAGCATGAGGGCGGAGACGTGTATTCCAGCGTTTTGGCGTTAAGTTTCCATCCATGACGAGTACATCTTAATGTATTGACCTCTTCAATATCCTGCATAAAAATGCCGCCATTGTGCTTACAATGATTTTTAGATACAATCATGGACTCTCCGTCTTTGAATATGATAAATCGGAGGTCGTCCTTTTTTATAAAGTTTATACCTGGGACCAACCTATCAAGATCTGATGGTGTCAAAATGTATCTGACCATCTCTTAACGCTTATAGTGTCATAGACTTAAATCTTTTACCAACTGCCCCCACTTCTGCATAGATATAGCCGTAGAGTATTTCCCAATATAGTAGTCGCGTGGCGAGAACAGCTGAGGATTCTGGAGAACATACCGTATCTTCTGTGGAAACTCATCGTCGTTTTCTGCGATGACACCCCACTGGATATCGGCCTTATCGTCCAGGTAGCGACTGAGAGGACGAGATACCATCGGAACGTTGCATGCGCCGATTTCAATCCCAGAAATGTGTTCTTCCTCGTTCCCCGACGTACAAATAGCGCATACAGACGAGTTTATCAGTGCTCGGACTACGAGCGCAGAGACTTTATTGAAGATCCGGACACGATGGCGATGCTCCGGTGGAATTTTTGCTAGAGTCGTGTCGTCCTTCATCACCAAGCAGAAGTTCATCTCTGGCATTTTGCGAATAATATCTAGAACACGGTGAAACCCCTTTTTTTCAATGGAGGAGTCTCCGATGAAAATAATAGAATTCGGTAGTACGGCTGGGTACCTTTCGGGCATAGGGCGAAAGAATGTGAAGTCTGCACCGTTCTGGATAATTTCTACTCGCTTGGGGTTGATTCGGTCCTTGTAGGCGTTATACGTGAATTTTGACGGAAACACCACGACATCGCACGAATTTATAACCTCTGTCTGCATCGGGTTATTCATCGTGTCCTGGATCAGACAAAAGGTTGGAATATCAATATTTAGCTTCCTGAAGTAAGACCCATTGCGTATGATATACTTGGGCTTCTCTTCTGCAGTCCTGTATTCATATTCAATTTTATCCGCCAGGATTGCATAGTTGGTATATCCCCCCGTCCGGTCTTCAAGACCAGGTATTGAGCTAAGCATGTTGTGCCATAGTGTCAGTGTGCCCGGTATGCAGGTTAGACAATCATTTACCAACCAGCCCTTCATTTTCTTTATTTACGCGCTAATGTGTGTAAGTATATATAATGGATCACCACGCCCCTGTAATCGGTATGCTTGCATCTATCTACAAGCCGAAGGTATACGTCGAACTGGGATTACACGTGGGAGAGACATTCGTCAAGGTTCAGCCCCATGCGGGGAAACTATACGGAGTCGACATAAGTCAGAACACCTACCTAGAGTCTCTCAAGCGCTTTCAGAACGTCAATATTCACTACTGCACGACAGATTTGTTCTTTGACAACTTCTCAGAAAAGATAGATATGGCGTTTATCGATGCAGATCACTGTATTGAGAGTGCGAAGCGGGACTTTGATAAAGTCTTGTCACGACTGAGTCCTGGAGGGATCATACTTCTTCACGATACTGATCCAGAAACCGATGATCTCATTCGTCCTGACCGCTGCGGTGATTCATACAAGATTGTGACCATGCTTGAAGACAATCCTGAACTCAATATACTAACTCTGCCTCTAACGAATGCTGGTCTTTCCATTGTCACCAAGAAGAACGAAACTCGGACAGCACGTCGTCATCTACTCTCCAAAGCGTAGTTCTATATTTTTCTGTATAGTTTCGTCAGATAGTGTGGATGTCTCCGAAGTGGTCGCATAGTTTGCATCGTAGTAATACAGGACTTTATCAATCCGGACCTGTGTTTTTATATCTAAACATGCCCGTTTCACCCAGTCCAAATCTTCACAGTTCTGCATATCGCGAAAGTGGTGATTCTTTGCAATCGAGCTCTTATACACCATTGTATGAGCTGGTTTGCCCCGCCACTCATTTCCTCCCAATATATCACCGTATTCAAACTCGATGCCGTACTTGCATAGCTTAAGCGGTCCTCCGTCTATACAACATATAGAGTTGAAGACTACGCAATCTACTCCCGGATTGTTATCAAGTGCAGAGATGATCTCAGAGATGTAGTCATCTGAAATACGATCGTCATCATCAATGAAAACAACGTACTCTCCCTGTACAAGTCCTAGCATCTCATCGCGCTTTTTACCAATAGTTCGCTTCTTGTTATCAAAAAACGAGATCAACTCAATGTTTCGGTACTGACTCGTCTGATCTAATAGTTGTTTCATGAGACGCGGATAGTACGTAGTCAAACGACTAGGTACTGTCGGAACGAGAATCGTAAGCTTTATACTCATTGTTTTATATGCCAGACAACCTTACACATAAATATTTATTCAGATGTATCGCGCATCTCTCCCTGCTGAAAGTGATACACTACGCTATCAAACGCCGTCCAATGTGTGACTCCGATTGTCTGGAGCTTTGCCATAAACACTCTGTCACCTGGCATACAATATTCATTTTGTTTTGCATAGCGAGGATTGAAGATATCCGATCCAGGAATGATATTTCCTTCGGGGTAGTAGTTAATTTTTTCAAGATGAGATTTCTTAATGAGGCATGGCATAAAAAGACCGCCGGGTAGAAGGTTATTGTTTGAGATCCGTGCAGCATACTTCAAGAACTCTCCCTCTTGGTAATCAGCAGGTACATTACCAAAATCACGTTCAATGCCATACGTTCCGCTACGTAGTACCCCCCTCTCGACTAGCCGAGAATTGATGATTTTGGTGTCATCAATCTTGTTCATCAGGTTCTCAAGCCATCCAGGAGAAAATGCCATGTCGCTGTTAAGGAAAACAATGTATTCGCCCTTTGCTACTTTAGAGGCCGCATTGTATCCGCGATATACGTTGTTGATGTACCACTCCTGGCGCTGTTCGGGAGTGTTGTTATGGATGTAGTGGGGGATATTGTGTTCCTTCAGATAGTTCAAAACCGCCGGACAAGCATCGTTGGCGACAAAGTAGAACTCCTTATCAGTCATATCGGTGTACTTCAATACCTGGTCATAGACAAAGCGCAGCCACCGGGTACTCTTGTAAATTAGGCAGGCGATAGAAACCTTTACCATTTATATGACCAATCCAACTCTGTCTAAACATATTAGTTGAACCGATACACATCCTTGTACTTCTCTGGATCTGCTCGCAAACGACGTAGCTTGTCCTTCTCTTTATCGTGTGGATCCCCTGGGCGTGCTACAAAGAGCGCCTTGACACGCTTGTTCGTATCGCTTTGGTTTTCGCTAAGGTATGAGATAGTCACGAAAATCCGAGAAGCATCGGGTGGGCACTCTGCAGATACTGGATTTCCGTGCCAGGCATAATCATTGCACGTAAAGATAACAGCCCGATTAAAGTTGGGCGCAATGGATTCTACCTTCTCATAGATACGAGGAAACTCTGTTCCTACGCTGTCTCCTCGCCACGCTTCAAGTTGGCAGCCATACTCTTCCTTCCAGTTCTTACTTAGATACAGACCAAGCGTTAGCTGTTTCTTCTGATGCGTGGTTGGATGGAGCCCAGCATCCACATGAATATCCAACTTGTCTCCGGTCTTGTACTTATGAACGCCCCAGAAGTTGCGCGTTGGATCGCAAACTAGACGATGCCCAGATACCTCCGACAGATGCTTCACAAACTCTGGCGACTCAAATCGTTCAAACAGCTGATTCAGGAGAGGAGGGAAAGCATACTTATCGCGCAGAGTGTATTTCTGTTCAAAGGGATTGTCGTAACGATCCCACGCGCTGTCTGGAATGTTCAGGATCTCTTCCTGAATATCCGAGGCGTTCTCAATAAAGTTGTCCTGATATACATACGGAAACGGCTGAGTGCTTGCATACGTGTCCGTAGATACGTTAAATTTCATTATCTATACGATTCAACAACTCTTAAAGTAGTTGGAAATATGATCGGCAATAAGCGTACTTGTCTTACCATTTCCAAGCCATTCCGTGCTCATGACGCGCTCTCCCTTTTTGATGGAATCCAGCCAGGCAAATACCTCTGCGTGATTCTCATTCTCAAGGTCTAGACGAACACTGCAGTTGTGAGCATAGCTCTGCGGACGTTCCGTAAAATCGCGAGGAACCACCACCGGCGTCCCAACTAGAGCAGGTTCCTCCTGCCCTGTTCCGCTATCACTGATAATGAATGGGCAGTTGTATATTGTTCGGATGTAGTCCTTGTAGGACAATAGGGGTACAAGTTCAACACGTCCGAGATCAATCCTAAACGTATCCAGAGCATCCTTGAGCCGCTTAAAGTAAAGCAGGCGTACTGGAAGACCGAAGGCGTCAATGCATCGGTTCGCAAACCGAATCGCGGTTCGGAGCCTGCTTTCAAATTTGAAGTTCTCCGGGCGATGAATATCCATCAAGATAGACGAGTTGGTCTTTGGCAGCGCATAGATCTCATTACGAATCTCCTGCATCGGCTCGACAATCGTGTTTCCAACGACAAAGACATTCTTAGTAATGTTCTCGAGAGCTAGTTGCTGGGCGTAATCAGGATGATAGACAAACAGAATATCGCTGCAGTGATCGCATACTGTCCGATTGATTTCTTCCAACATACGGCGATCATAGGAGCGCATACCAGCTTCAATATGCCCGATACGATATCCCTCCTTCTTCAGAGGGAATGATACACCTGCAGAGTTTGAATCGCCCAAGAAGAGGATGAGGTCGGGTTGAATATTGTTCTCCTTGAACACGCGTGGGATGGCGGTTGTCAGGTAGCTTAGCTGGTCAAAATGGGTGGCTGATTCCCGTCCAGTGTTCAGGATAAAATCCGGCTTCCGAATCCCGAGTTCCTGAAAGAAGACGTCGGACAGAGATGCATCGTAATGCTGACCAGTATGGATAAGAACGTGATTGAACACCTTGTCTAGCTGTCGGAAGGTGTGCGCCATCCGAATAAAATCGGGACGAATCCCGGTAATCGTTACCACAGTCCGCATTACTACTCAATACTACTCCAACCTTTAACTTCATATCTGTATGAGGTCCTTATACTGCCCGGTTGTCTCATAGTGTTTCTTCTTCTCTTCAAACACCAGGTCATTCAGGGGGAGCTTAGCCCCCCAACCCAACTCAGAGGGTGTATGGTACAGATGAATGCCTCCGCACTTCACATCTGTATGCGACAACGAGGTACTCTGTATTCCCAGCGAATCTATTCGCAGGACAAAATCGTTGTCGTCATAGGCATTTCCAATCGTATAGTCGTAACTAAATCCACCAATCTTGTTAAACGTATCACGAGTCGTTGCTGTCAAAAAATGGTAACGGGAGTTCCGATGTATCACCGACTGGTACCAGATTTCACCAACAAATACCCGTTTGTCTGAAAATATGTCTGTCCCGATATTTGACTTTGAATAGACCATATCGTTATACCGAAGACCTTCAGTGCTTTTTACATCAAATACCGCGTACGTATTATCATTCACACTTGTATGGACATAGTCTATCACGTTGCCTACATGACACACTTCAGCATTCTGGATAATCACCTTGCCCCCTTCAATAAACTGGAACCCAATATTGTAATTAACGCACGGATTTCCCCATATCTTTTTATCATGCAAAATTTGGATAAAATCAATCGTGAATGGATATCCATTGAGCGTGTCTATACTTATAGGATCCGACGTTGAGTCATCAACCAAAATAACCTGGACATTCTTGTACCTATCCCGCGATATCGTGTGCAGCGTATAATATGTCTGCTTCGAACGATTGGACGATGTCATTACAATGGACACCGTTTCACCCGTCAGAGGTTGTTTTTGAATTCTGGAATGCTGGTAAAATAGACCCGTTTTAAGATTACGTTTAATATACGCAATCTTCTGACGGCTAGACAGTAGAGTTTCTATTTCAAGTCGCGTAGTGCTTCCTGTCCAATTATTTAGTGGCTGTGGAGGAATCGGGGTTGTTATGGTATCGACTGCCATTCTTACTGAGCCACTTGTAAATCGTCCAGTCTTGGGAGACCAACTCATTATACATCTAAAAGCATAAACTTCCGTAAATCGCTCACCTGCGCACTTATCTCAGGGATAACGAAGATCGCGGGATATACAGAGCTCAACGTTTTATCGCATAGGGTTGGTCCTGTCGTCTCATCAATGGTTGTCGTTACTCCGAATACCCTAGCAACCATACATGCAATGTCATACTTACTTGCCGGAGTAGGAGACGCAACATGTCGTACTCCAGACCAGAAGAGATTCTCTGTTATGATTTTTTCGATGACTTTGCAGTACTCAAGACACGTGATGCCATTCCACATGTGGTTTGTCCAACCTTGAATAGTTCCAGAGCTGTTCTTGACAAACTCAAGGAAGGATTTTTTGTTTGATAGCTCTTCTCCAATAATAGATGTTCGGATAACAGTACAGCCTGGTTCTCCGAGAGACTTGCTGAGCCCGTAGTGTCCGCTTTCGTCGTGAGCATCCGCCTCAGTGTACATTCCACGTGTTCCGCTGAATACACAATCCGTCGTAGGCTGTATCATACGGCAGCGGTACTTTTCACAGACAGACCAGAGAAGGTGAGGAAACACCCCATTTACAATGTAATAATTCAGGGGGGTCTGATTCCTCTGGGGGATCGCGCCAATACAATTGATAACACACGTAGATTCGTTAATCCCATGGGCTAAGAGAACTGCTTCGATATCCGCACTTGTTGTGTCTTTCGTTACACGGAATCCACGGACTACTCGAATGTTCTTGAAGTAAGAATACACATACCGACCAAGCATCCCAGTATGTCCAAAAAGAATAATATTTGTAATCATATGTGATCAACCCCCGCAGGGGGTAAATACTTTATACCCTTTTAAATCTGTTCATCATATAGTCTCGATCATTGTTGTTTGGTTGAACATTTTTACCGACTACAGCCCTCCTAAAAAAATAACTTCGGCCACAGATGAAACGGTCTACAACAGTGTTTTTAATTTTATTTTTTAGATGTATTTCTCCTGACCAGATATCTCCGATATTAAAGTACGTATCATCATAAATATTTGAAAGGTAGTCTAGCTTTGCAGCCCAACACCCATCGTCAAATGCCCATTTTCCTGATAGCACGAAATCTCTTGACGTGGAAGGATATATCTTTAGTGTATCTGTAGTATACACAGCAGGCATGGATTGAACGTGTGTAATCTCAAGTGGGGTCATTTCCATATTTAACATATTGTAGTCTCCAGTCTTGATAAAATTAACTAACTCTGTGTTCTCTTCGGGTTGAGAATATGAATCATCCTGCATAAATATAACCCGATCATACTTTTCAGCTCTGCATTTTTGGAGTGTTCGCTTAAATGTTTCGGTGTACGATATATCATTATACCGAACAATCTCAAGATTCTTGATCTCTTTAAAAAATTTAAAGTTCAAGATAGTGTTCACGTAGTCGTCTGAACAATTGTGAAATGAATAAATATTCTTATCAAATGAATTACGAAAGTGTATCTGATTATCATCGCAATTATGAAATCTAAAAAGAATGTGCCTGTTATCTGAATATGTTTGACTAATCACGCAAATTTTTCTATTCATCCTTGTTCTATAGTAACAGTATGTCTATCTAAACCACTCAATAGATCTCGTTTATACGATACTTATTGAGCCCTGTTTCCAGGACCGTTATTTATTTATTTTTAGTTAACATCACTACTACACACCACCGCCGTATAGCTGTTTAGTTGGAGTACGCGAGGCCGCCCATGCCGGACATGACGCGGAGCACGTTGTAGTTCACCGCGTAGATGCGCACCTTCGCCGTGCGCTGGTCGCGGACGGTGTTCACCGACAGCGTCAGGTTGATCGTCGCCTTGTCGATGCGCGAGAAGTTGCACGTGCCGCTGGGCTGGTGCTCCTCCGGCTTCAGGGCAAACGAATACACGTTGATGCCCACCGACGGCGTGCGCGAGTGGTGCTGCCAGGGCTGCACCTTGTCGAAGTAGCGGCCCTCGCGCTCGGAGAAGCGGTCCTGGCCGTTGAGCTGGATCTTGGCGACCTCCACGGGGTTCTTGCCCTCGCACTTGACGTTGGAGGCGAGGATGACCTTGGCGAGCAGGTAGTTCGTGGTGCCCTCGAAGAACGCCTCATCGCCGACCGAGCCGTCCGCGTTGTAGAGCTGTGAGCCAGTGCCCAGACCAGCGCCGGACGAGGCGCCAACACCGGGCAGGTAGGCAGCGCCGTACGCGCCGGCCGGGCCCGGTGCCCAGGTCGGGACCGTAGCACCGGCAGACGTCGCCAGGGCGCCGCGGCCGAGCACGGCCGTGACGATGCCCTCCGTGCTCCAGTCGTCGGAGTAGTTGAACGGCTGCTGTCCGTACGCCTGGGCAACCCACGGCGTAGGCGGGGAGTTGCAATCCACGAACGAGTCGCGCTGGACGACCCACACCAGCTCCTTGACGGGGTGGTTAAAGTTCATCTGGATCTTGTTGGACGAGGCCGTGACCGTCTCGTCGCCCGTGAACTGCAGCTGGTCAATCAGGTACTCGTGCGACTGCTGGGCGAACCGGCGGCGCTCCTCCGTGTCGAGATAGACGTAATCCACGTACAGCGACGCGGCAACCAGCTGGAGCTGGGAGATCGACGTGACACCCGAGCCGAGGGAGATGTTCGTCTGGACAGGCAGCAGCGAGATGTTGAGCTGCTGCTTGTCGGCGTAGCAGCAGTTGTAGTTCTGCTCGAACTCGACGTTGATGCGCACCTCGTGGTACTGGAGGGCGATCAGCGGGATGGCCAGACCGGGGTTGCGGCAGTACCAGAACTGCAGGGGGATGTAGAGCGTCTTGAGCGGGGTGCCGGCGCGGGACAAGCACGAGTTGGTGGCCTCCGAGGCGGCGCACGTGGCGTCCAGCGCAACACCCGAGCCGTCCTTCAGCAGCACGAGGTCGGCGGAGTTGCCAACCATGTCGTCGAACGACACCTGGGTGCCGACGGGCTGCGTCAGCTGCGTCCAGATCTGCATCCAGTCACCATACTGGCGGTCAATGCGCGAGCCGCCGATCTCGATCTCCACCTGCTTGAGCAGGCGGTGGCCGACGTAGTTGAGCCAGCGGAAGCGGGCATCCGGCGTCGAGAGGGTGATCTGGGGCAGCGTCACCTGGATGTAGGTGCGGTACATCAGGTCAGCGTTGCGGCTGATGACAGCCGTCACACGGCGGCCGAAGTCAGCCTGGCCGTTGAACGTCACCTCAATCGCCTCCATGGCGAAGTTGGTGTGGCGCTTGTAGAGCACCTTCCAGAACGTAATCTGGGGGTTACCCGAGATGTAGATATCCTGAGCGCCGTACGAGACGAGCTGCATAAGTCCGCCTCCCATAGTTTGTTATGCTTCTACGCAAGAGAATTTTTTTCTGGGGGTCCCCGTGGCGACCCTTTGTCCTGGACATGCGGTTTCAAATGAGAAATTATTTTCTTCAGATAGAGAAGCAATGCTAAGCCCCCTCTTCCGCTACCCCACGTCCAACCTTTTGATCAACACTTTCCTCCGTTCCATCGTAGTTATTCTCGGCATGGTTTTGGGACTGAGGATGTCATGGTATTCAGCGTATTGGGGTGCGGTCATCCACGATGGAATTTCACTCGTTTTGATACAACGGTATATATAAGCAGGGATGTCCACGAACAACGTGCTTTCCAATATCGCTACAACCAGTGGGTACATCACCGCTATGTGTTCTATCCCATCACTGCTTGATGCAACCTATGATACTATCCTGTTCGGGACATCTACCGGTAAGGTATATAAATACCAGCCTGCTACCGGTCTTGTTACGATGCGGCTAGGAAAAGATGGAAGTGATTTCACCAGTGAGATTCGTGCAATCACCACGGATCCTGGCAGTCTGTTCGTCTTTGTCGGTGTCCCGGGAAACAACGCGCTCTGTCGTTATCGTACCACCGATGTTATCGTCAATAACCAATTATATACTATCTCGGGCACCTCCAATTCCAATATTTATACAAACGGCGATAATACGGGAGGTATTGCAGTGAATTCTCAAGGAGAGGTATTCTTTGTCAACCAAAGTGGAGGAACAATTAGTTCCGTTGGAAATTATGGATATGAGAGAACTCCAACTGTACAATACTCAGACATTACTCCTACATTTGTCCCGGACTTCCGCACTCTTCAGTTTCAATCCAACGAAAATAGGCTCTTTATAGCCGATAACAAGTTGGGCATCGTGTATTACTATGATTTTGTCAAGGATACTGGCGCAATCACACCATTTTTTCAGTATCCTCCCAACCAAAATCCACTCTCATTCTTTTTTGATTTCAACAATAACTTGTTCTCAACCCTTGCAACTGAAGGATTCGTTACCGTCCGCACGGAAGGAAATAATCTTTACACGGTGATTGCTGGTGGAGGAACGGAACTCATTACGACCGATCCGAATGAACTCAAGATTGTGACTCCACGTGCTATCATTGCAGATAATGTGGGAAACCTCTTCTTTCCATCCGATATATCTGGATCGAACTCAAGCTATCTCTTCTATCTCTCATTTGAATTCGTCCAGCGCGCAGGCGTCACAAACTTCCCTCCGCGCCAGAAACCAGTCGATTGCGGTCTTCCTGCTCCGGGAAACTGCAAGAAGCCAGCGCCAACATTCAATCCGCGTGAATTCTGGGGTTGGGGGTCTCCGAATCGCAAGTTTCTTACTCCCGACCCTAATCTTGGATGCACGCTGACACCCTATGTTGCATGTGCTACCATTCTTCGCTTACCAATTCCTCCCGATCCTCCGCCGCCTCCGCCGGTTGTTATTCCTCCAGTGATTCCTACACAAATTCCCACTCTACAGTTTTCTGAACGGCGTGTGAGTTTATCTCCCACTCCTCTCATCGCAGGTCAAGTAATTACCATCTTGGATATTTCTGGTTCGGGCGAACTTGTCGGTGCACCCGCTATCGGTCCGCTTGGCGAAGTATTCGTAGGAACGTCCTCGGGTAACCTGATAAAATACACGACCTATAGCGATACGTATTTTCCTCGCGAAGAATGGACTCGGAATCTTGGGGCTCCTATCACAGTCTCTCCGTCGGTTAGTCGGAAAGGCGTCGTGGGTGCCTTTGCCGGAAACACCCTGTACTCGCTGAATCCCAGCGGTGCCATTCTATGGTCGTGCAACTTACCTGCAGCACCTGCTGGTTCAGTGGCGTTTGATGGAAAATCCCTCATTGCAGCCTACGGGCAGTATCTCGGATACTTCTTTTCGAATGGACAACCAATTTGGATAAACCAACTACAGGATTCAAACGAATACTTCACCGTCTCTCCACTCATTTACGCTTCGGTGGTGCTTGTAGGAACGAACTTGGGCACGATGTACTGCTTTGATCGCGACGGCAATAACCTGTGGGGATACAACACAGCTACTGGTTTTCCAATTACGACAAGTCCTGTACCCCTGACCCAAAATACACGCGTTGTCTTTGCCAATGGAGCCATAGTCTATGCTATCAATACTCAGAATCCGCGCAAGCCTCGTTTTGATATTCTATGCGATATCAGCAGCATTACAAGTATCCAGTCCAGCCCAGTTGCGGTGATGGATACCTCGGGAGGAGATATTATATCCCGGATCTTCTTCACTGCTGATAACTGCAATGTGTGGAACATCGTACTTTCCAATGACACAATTTTAGAGGTGAAATCCACTTCGACGGCAGATTACGAGCCTACGTTTTCTACCTCATTTTCTGCATCTCCTAAGCTCATTACTGTCGCATCTCGCAAGAATACATCTGGATACATTTACCAGCTTAACATGGATCTATCCCGTTTAGCAGCTATCGATCTGAGCGATAAGTATGTCAATAGTGAAAGCGTTCTCTTATCTGCATCTCGGCGTATCTACGCTCTAGCAAACAGCCCAAATCTGTGTAACGGATATCTAGTCACACTCTACGGCGAGGCCCCAATTTTTCCACCAACCAATTTTGTGGCACGTCGCCCGGTGGCGCCGCCGCCAACACCCCCTGCACCGGATGCTCCAACAAACTTTCAAGCAGACGGCTTCAGGATAGCCACCCGAAGCACGATTTCGCTCGTATGGGATTCGGCATATCGTGGATACGGAAGTCCAGTGACAGGATATACATTGACAATATCGCCAGCAGACAGGAACGGAGACACCACGTTTGATGTTGGACTAGTTACGGCATACACGTTCAGCAACCTTGCAAGTATAACTTCCTACACCTTCACTCTAACGGCCTACAATGACGAGGGTGGTGTGTCTGATTCTGTGACTACTACTGCCCAAACTCCAAGTTCAAGCGGTCCGCTGGATCCTGTGCGTCCTGGAATAGGCCGGGTGACGTCTTCAACTGCTGAATTATCTTGGGCATCCGGGTCGCCGGGGGGAGGCAGTGCGGTAACCGGCTATGAAATATCCTGGGATGTAAACACAAACTATGGCTACCAGTGGTACATACACGCTCAGCGGAGCCGCAACACTCGCAACTGACATAAGCGGTCTGGCGCCGGGAACGACCTACTCGATTCAAGTCCGTTCGTACAACGGCACAACTTACTCGCCAGGGAACGGCGACATTATCGTGGCAACAACGCTTAGCGCAGGGCTCCAACCAACCGACCCCACTGATGTCCAAGTACGAACTGGTACTCCTTCTACTGCGACTACCGTCACTATTACTTGGCAACCTGCTGACCAGAATGGAGGAGCCGGGCTTAGTGGCTACCAGATTACATGGGATCCTCCTTACGGCGGAACGCAGCCACAGATCTTCGAACCCGGGGCCTCGCTGCCTTATGCCGCGACGATTACCGATCTGGAACCGTATTCTCGCTACACATTCACCGTGACGACTATAAATGAGGATGCCTCTGCATCTCCGGGGTATGCAAAGGTTGTCGCCGCAACGGCACGATCCGATGGATGGCATGATCCTTCTCAGTTTGCGATTGATAACACTGTTGCAGCGACCTCTAACTCGATCGCTCTAGATTGGGTCGATCCCGACCGCGAAGATTCCTCGACGAGTGACTTGTCTGCGTTTTTGATTACCTGGCAGCCTCCGGATGGTGGTGGAAGTGTCTATACCGACAAGTATGATACATATAAGATTGTCACAGGACTCGAACCTGAGACCACATATTCATTTAATATTGTTTCAGTCGATGAGTCTGGTAACACGTCTCCTGGAAACTATTACATCACCGGCTCAACGATTGCTCTGGGAGGTCTTCTGGCCCCTCTTGACCTTGCGCAGGATGGTCAGGCGACAAATAACACCGTGTCTATGACGTGGATTCCTGCCGTTGCTACTGCACCCGACACTATTGAAAGCAACGTCATCACCGCATACGATATATCGGCGGATTATTACCTGCCGCCTCAGACCTCGGTAGGAGATCAGAGCAATTACACTTACTCGAATTTGTCTGCCGGTACTGAGTACAGGTTTTCTCTTGTGGCATTCTCCACAGGATTCAGTGCCGAGTGCGCAACTACGTTCGATGCTACCACATCCGTATCTGGTGCGCCATCCGATCCGATCCTGTCACTGACAAGTATCGCGTACAACAATGCCGCTTTCTCTTGGAATCTATCCGGAAACGGACGTAATGGAGGCGTTAATCTCTCTAGTTACTTCATCGAGTATTATGACACAAATGCCGGTCCGGAAACAGCTCTGACAAAGAACCCGGCAGGCTCGCTTGCAAATCGCAGTACCGTGATTTTTGGTCTAACTGCCAATACAGATTACACCTTCAAAGTGTACGCTCGCAATGTAAGCGGACTCATATCTCCTGGAGGCACCGAAGCAACAGTGGAAGCTACGACCCTAGAGCTAGGTGCTCCTTTCACGCCCAGCAATCTCCAGGCTCATCCGTATATTCCGGCGACTTCTACGTCCGTCACTGTCATGTTTAACAGTGCCTACAAGGGTCCAGCGGAGAATTCAGAGGTTACAAACCATATTGTGCAGATCTCCCCTCCAACCTCGACTGACCAGGGCACTTTCAACATAGGGTTAGATACGACGCTAACGATCTCCAATCTGACGGAAGATACGCTTTATAATGTTCGCGTCAGAGCTGAGAACGCTGACTTTATCCTATCTCCTTGGTCGGGGTCCCTGGGGCTAACGACCAGTCCGGCGGCTGGACCTGGAGATGTGGGTGGACTCCGGACAAGCGGCCTTGTCGATGCAGACTCCATTCCAATTGCCTGGACCAGTCCCGACGAGCAGGGCGGAGACCCGATCACTGCATACGAGGTCTCATACACGTCTTAAGAAACGAGAAACGAAAAATATGTTCTACATATTCAAAATTACACGTCGTAGCTGCGATAAGTAATTTTGAGTCAAAATATATTCAGGGGTATAAAACAAACCCATGACTACGGCTACAGTAGGCGCAGACGTCTTGGATTATATTATTACAGGTCTATCCAGTAATACCGGCTACAGTGTCACGATAAAGGCGATAAATGCCGATAACCCAGCGGGTCTAAGCCCTGGAAATTACGCTCTATATGCCACCACCTCCACTCCTGGAAAGCCGACAGACCCGTGGGGGGTTCGGTTGAACGGTTTGGCAACGTCCAATACCGTGGCGCTAATCTGGCAGGATGCATCTCGTAACGGCGGAGGTGCAATTACTGGATACACGATAAACTGGCTGCCCCCGGATGGAGGCGGCACTCACACACTCACAAGCAATGTCTCGCAGTACCGAGTTGAAAATCTAGAACCGGGATCGCGCTACACATTTAACGTGATAGCCAACGCGGGTACTCTCAGCTCGTCTCCAGGATACGCAAAGGTTTCGGCGGGAACGAACGCTTTGAATGGACTATCCGACCCGTCGGGATTTGCCCAGAGCACGCTTACGACTGCAACCACCTTTGGACTGGAGTGGCTTGCGGTGTCGAATGTTGGCAGTACAACATTGTCCGAGTATGTCGTTCTATGGCAGCCTCCGGATGCTGGTGGATATGCCACTTTCCCTCCTAACGCGGTGGACGGGTCAATTACAGGTCTTACAGCAAATCGGCAGTACACCTTTAATATTTACAGCGTTGGTGTAAGTGGGGCAATTGTAATAAATTCTCCTGGCAATTTTTACGTCACTGGTTCTACCCTTGCAGAGGGCGAACCCCGACCTCCTTATGATCTCAGAATTAATGACGCAAGCGGCGGAGTTACGTCAAACTCAGTGGCTCTTGAATGGACTGCTGCGCTTCCTGGAACGGAAGGTGACTTTATCGAATTCTACACACTCACAGCGACAGATGTATCTGGTTTTACTATTGTTCAGAACACGTCTGTTGGAACGTTTCCAAAGGGCGCAGCCACCACATTAATATTTACGGGTCTCTCTGCAAACACGGAGTACACTTTCACTAATCTTGCCGTAACCGATCTAGATCTTTCTGCAGCGGGACTGGATTCTCTTACGGTGACAACAGCGGTGTCGGGAGGACCACTTGATCCCGTGATGTTCGCTGTCGAAGGATCAATCACAACCACGTCTGTGAAGATTGGTTGGGACCAGCCTACTTTTGTCGGTTCTAAGACAATTTCCAGTTATACACTCACATCAGTACCTGCCTTCCCCGCGCAGCCCCGTATCATTAGTCGGTTTACTCCGTCGTATGACAGCCAGGAAACCGCAGTAACTGGTCTGACCTCCGGCAAATACGTCTTTACAATGATTGCAACCGATGTAAGTGGAGTGTCATCAACGGGTAATAATGGACTCGATGTAACAATAAATACGGCTGGCGCTCCTGGTTATCCCACCGGATTAGAGGTAAATCCAGCTATTCCGGCAACATCTACAGCTATTTCGGTAGTATGGAATTCCGCCTCCCGGGCTGGAGGATCTGCTATTGCATTCTACAATATATACGTAACGGGTGTCACCGCTGATTATAATAATACATTCACAACATCGAACACGGCCTTTACTATTAGTGGCCTTGAACCTAGCACGGGGTATGGTATTAATGTTACGGCTACTAACCTATCTGGATTTTCCTCACCTCTTGTGTCAAACGCTGCGATATATGCAGAGACACACGCGACGGATGCTCCTGGCGACCCTGGTTTCTTTTTCCTCGCCGCGCGCGCGAACTCGCCCCAGAATGTGCCGGTGAATAATGACTCTATCCATGTCGAGTGGAACACTGCAAGCGCGGATGGCGGAGAGGATATCTCAGGATACGTGGTGACATGGGAGGCGTAAGGTAGATACGGATAGATATAAACCCATTCATAAATAAGCGGTATGAACCCATACGAAACAATCATTCTTGATTGGTCGGCGAGTAAGAGTTATACCGATCTCGGAATAAACGTAACGTACACAATATTTGCCGACAACCTTGGGGGTAATGTTCTTAGTAACACTACAGCTCCCAATGCAGTGACATACGATTTCGAGGGTCTAGAATCGGGCAGGCTGTACAAATTCAATATTATCGCAACCTCCGACGGGAAGTCATCGCGCCCCGAAGATGTTCCGGACGTGTTTATTCGCACGATGATTCATCCTGTATATGACGTCTCAGCGAATCCAGTACCTGGAACATTCGGAACGGTTGCAGTGCAATGGACACCGGGAACAGACTACGACCAAACATACCAGGTGGTGGCAACACCGACAATGGGTGTCTCAAGTCAGTTCACAATCAATGCACCTTTCACATCTATAAACTGCACCGATCTCCTAGCAAACAGACTCTACCAGATTGTGGTGACAACCTTCATTACAGGTCAGTCAAGCGAACCAGAAACATATGCATTTGCATTCACGGGTACAGTTATTCCACCGACAAACCTTGCATTAACAAATGTCAATATTTCGAGCGCTAGTCTCGCATGGGATGCGCCTACATCTGAAAATCTATCCTATGCGATTGATGCGATTACCTACTCTGGTATTAGTCAGACTTTCTCTGGAATTACAACTACGCAGTTCGTCTGTAGTAATCTAACTTCCGGCGCTACCTATTATTTTTCGGTTTATACAGTGTATAAAGGACTTCGTAGTATTGACTCGATTAATACACAAGGAATTCTTCCAGTGGCTCCTCCCACCAATCTATCGTTTGCACAGACAGACCCTACATCCGTACAACTCAATTGGTCTGCGAGTCCAGCCCAAGTTCCAGGGTATCAGACTGTGGTCTATAACATCAGCGGCACCAATATCTCCAACTCCGCCGACTACTTTTACGAAACGACAAATCCGAATGCTCTCACCTACTTGCTCGACGATAAGATTATTCCGGGAACAATCTACAACGTTTCTATTACCACTCAATTTGAAGGTCAAGAAAGCGAACCTGCTCTTATCCAGGTTTTTACCATAACGTCTCCTCCTACAAACCTAGTGGCTCTACCCACCTACGGAAGCACAACGTCAATTACGGCAAGCTGGACTGCAAGTCCTACGCTTGGAGTATCGTATAGGGTGTATGTGAACGGTGTTGCACGCAATGCTGGAACAGGTACATCCTATGTTATTACAGGTCTTGTTGCGGGGACATCCTACAATATACGTGTAACTGCTCTTTCCGGTACAAATGAAAGTCCTTCGACAGCAACCGTAACCGCCACCACATACATTAGCCCTCCCTCCAACCTTCGCAATACGTCTAAAGGTGAATACAGCCTGGGATTCTCTTGGAATGGGGTATCTGGCTCAGACTATGAAATCATATTAGCGACGAGCGGAACTCAGCTCACGGCGAATACGACAGCTACAACATACGAATTTTCTAGTCTGTTGTCGGGCGAACGATACACTGCGTCTATACGTACAATTAGTGGAGACCTTTCCAGTTATTCGGTCAATTTTAACAACCCCTTCTTTACGCTTGTTGCTCCTATTACCAATCTGAGCGCCTATCCTACTCAAGATTCGCCTGCAAACAGTTTAATTGTAGATTGGTCGCTCAGCCCTGCAGACTATGGAGATCCATCAAATACACGCTATAACATTTCTGTGACTCCGGGAGATCGTGTGATTAACGTGAATGGAGGAACTACAATGTTCGTTCTGTCAGATCTGTCCCCTCTGACATCTTACACAATTAGTGTAGTCACGCGCCGCCCGAAGCCTACAAGCAACCCTCCTCGTGCGAGCACAGCCGTATCGGTTATCGCATCCACGGAGGCACAGACATTTCCAGAAATGACATGGCTGACCAATTCCTACGGGTATGCGACGCAGCAGGAGACTTCACCCTACGGAATTATTTTCGCACGAGAGTCGTTTTGGATAACAGATAGTTTGGCTGGAGATATTTGGGTCATATCACCTCCAGATGCAGGCACTATGACCCCCCTCCGTGTTCCTACACCCTTTACCAACCCTCGCGGAATATCATACACTCCTGTATCTCCCGATGGAGCTCCCCTGTTTGTTGCGCATGCAGATGGTGTGTCGGTTGTATCTCTGGATGGACAGTTTGTCTATCAGCTTCAGGAAGCAACCAGCGCTGCATGGGGCATTGTTACCAATGACGAGGGGAATACGTATGTCAGCATTCCTACAACACAAACTATACAGTTTATTGATCCGTACTTGAACGTCACTACATATGCATCGAACCTGGGATCAAACCCCGAAGGGATTGCCCTTGCTACCAACGGGTTTCTCTATGCTGCAGATCCATCGCTCAATGCTGTAACATATGCTGATCCAAATGGTTCTGTTGGAGAACTATTGACCGTTCCGGGATCGTCGGCTGTATCATCAATTGTATCTGCTATCGATGGAAACTTGTACGTTGCCGATCGCGGAAATAGAAAAATATTCAAGGTGACTCTTGGAGGCGCAGTCAGCCTATTTACAACGCTCAGTGCTGGATATGCCCCTCTAGCTATAACACAGGACCCCTCAACCGGATACCTCTACACCACCCATTCGAACGGAACCGTCACCGAAATTCGGGTCACACTCACTTAACTTGAACTGACCATGCGCGGGGATATATGCATAGCCTCCAGCTCTTGGATCCACAACTTTACGGCATACGGGATCGTCTTGTTCTCGATGCCCGACTTGGACGAACACCCCTTACACTCATAGAGATGATCCTTCTCATTGATTGTAGAGAGCGTACCACACTTGGTGCAGACGCCCGTTGTGAATGGGTCGGAAACATCCATCAGCCGCTCCTTGGTAAAGACGGCAGCGCCGTGGGAAATGAAACAGTCGCGCTCCATCTCGCCTACACGCAGACCACCGTCGCGCGCCCTGCCTTCGCATGGCTGACGAGTGAGCGACACGATGGGACCACGCCCGCGGGAATGGCACTTGTCAATCACCATGTGCTTGAGGCGCTGGTAATGGGTCGTGCCAATGAAGATCTCCACCTCCATCATTTCGCCCGTCTGACCGTTGTACATGATCTCGTTGCCGTACGGGTGCAGACCCAGATTCAGCATGTGGTCCTTGAGATCGTCCAGACCCAGATGGGTGTAAGGCGTACCGTCACCCAGCGTGCCGCGGGCCGTGCCCACCCGACCATACATTGTTTCCAACAGCTGCGCAATCGTCATGCGCGACGGAATGGCGTGAGGGTTCATAATGATATCGGGACGCAGTCCAGAAGCCGTGAAGGGCATATCACACTCATCCAGAATCATGCCGCACGTACCCTTCTGCCCAGCACGGGATGCAAACTTGTCACCGATCTGTGGGACACGCTCGGAAATCATGCGCACCTTCACGAACGGGTAGCCGTCCGAGTTCTTGTCTTGCCACACCCCGTCAATGCGCGCAGGCTCAGCGTTCTTGTGGGTGGTCGAGAGGTCGCGATACGTGTAACCGTGGGGGTCGCTCCGTAGATTCACAACCTTGCCGATCACCACATCGTTCTCCTGAACGACGGCGTGCTTCACAGGCATACCGTTCTCTTGGACAGCAGCGTATGAGGAGTGCTTGTAACTGCGCGTGCTCTCCTGCTTTGGCTTGGAGAACCGCTCTTCCCGACCGCTCGACACATTGCGGTGTTCCTCATCCTTATAGACGGTGTAGTAGAACCCCCGCATGAATCCTCGGTTCAGAGAGCCGCGGTTGAGGATGACGGAATCCTCTTGGTTGTAGCCCGAGTAGCATGCGATCGCGACAATGGCGTTAGCCCCGCTAGGCATCTCGTGCATGTTCAGGATATTCATGATCTGGGTCTCCACGATGGGGCGCTCGGGCGAACACAGCATGTAGGCGTTCCGGTCCAGGCGCTTGTGGTAGTTGGAGGCATATAATGTCATCGCCTGCTTGGCCATGGCAGACTGGTAAGCGTTACGAGGTGACTGGTTGTGGTTCGACAGCGGGATGCTCGCCGCCATGTGACCGAGAATCATGTGGGGATGAATCTCGCAGTGCGTGTGTGCAGGCGTGACCTCGTCGGGGAACATCGCAAGGCGCACAACCTCGGACTCGTTGGGATCAATGTACTCAATGCACGACATCACCCAGTCGTTCCAGTTATCGGAGGCGGGACGGGGCAAGAGCTTACCGTTCTCGACGCGGAAGACGGGGCGAACGAGACGACCAGCGTCGGTCTCCACGATGATCTTGTTCTCCAGGATATTCCAGGCAACAGAGATATGGGGATGGATGCGCGCACTCCACTTTGCCTTCTTGAGCTCGCGATGGACGCACTGTGGCGTGTTGGTGTAGGCGACGATGACGCCATTGATCACGATGGCGACGGCGCCGGTTGTCCAGATATCTTCTAGCCAGACGATACCTTCCAGCTCCTTGAGTAGATTGAGGACGATGAAGGACGGGACGTGGTTCGAGATGCTGGACATGAGGCTCATAGTCTTGACAATACCAACCGAATGACCTTCTGGAGTCTCGACGGGGCACACAAAGCCCCACGAGGACCCATTCAGCTTGCGGGGAGCCAGCAGCTTGCCCGACTTCTCTACCGGCGTCTGGATACGGCGCACATGCGACAGCGTGGCGTTGTAGGACAGACGATTCAGCACCTGCGACACACCCGATTTGGTGGCGTTCGAGAGGGAGGTAGAATTGGAGGTCCCGAGACCCTGGACAGTGAAGTTGCCCGTGGCAAGAGCCTGCTTCAGCTTGCCCTCGATGGACGAGACCTTGAGAATCTTGTACAGATTGGAGAGAACCAAGACGTCTAGGACACGACCAGACCGCTTCCAGTTATCGTTGTTGATTTCATGGACGAACTTGGAGCGGATATCCTTGCACACCTTCTGGAACAGCTGGCGGAAGAGATGGGTCAGCAGCGACCCAGTGGTCACCACGCGCTTGTTGGGGTAAGCGTCGCGATCATCCTGCGGCAGCTCGCCCTTCGCCGTCTTCAGGAGCTTATGCACCATGGTCACGATAATCTTGACCTTGCGGGCAATAATGACGTTGGGCGGAGGGTTCTCGCCCGACAGGCTCACGTGCGGAAGGAACTCGGTGAGCAGGAGGGCCCGAACGTGAGGCGTCTTGTCCTCGGCGGCAGGGGGATACTGCAGGTTGCGCGACAGGTATTCTACCGCCTGGTCCTGAGTGAAGACTTCCAGGTCCGCGCACTCCTTGAACGATGCAGCCAGGTAATCCTCGTCAGCGCCCTTGAGTAGGTCATAGACCTGCTTGTCCTTGGTAATCCCGAGAGCGCGGAAGAAGACCATCATAGGAATGTCCTCGCGGAAACGGGGAAGGCAGACGTTGAGGGGGTAGCCGAGACCATTGAACTTGCTGGAAATGCGAATCTCCAACTTCTTGGGGGGTAGAGTGAAGCTCTCGTGCAGGGACTTCATCTCCACCGCATGTGTGTGCTTTGTCGTGGTCTTCTTGTTGAGGAATACCATGATACGGTTGTCGGCCACCTTCTCCTGCGAGAGAATGGTGCGCTCGCCGCCGTGGATGATGAAGTAGCCCAGGGGATCGTGGGGGCACTCACCCATCTCCTCCATCGTCATCGGGTAGTCCTTGAGGACGCAGAGCGAGGAGCCCAGCATCACCGGGATCTTGCCGAGAGAGATGCCCTCAAACACCTTGCTCTCCTCATGAACTTCCCCGAGATCTGGACCGCTATACGTCCGCACCTTCAGGGTGATATCCACAAACATCTGGGCAGCATACGTGAAGTTGCGGATACGAGCTTCGTAAGGCAGCATCTGCTTCAGCCGACCCGTCGCCTCCTGGATGCGCGGCTTGAGGTAGCTCACGTTGTCAAACGACAGGCGGAACTCGTACTTGTACTTTTTGGTCACCTCATCTTGGTCGTGCCAGACCACAATCGGCGGCGTGGAACGAAGGATAAGGGGTAACTTGTTGTACAGGAAGTCCTCGAAGGGTTCGATCTGCGACTCGGAGAACCTTGCCACACCCTTCTGGAAATACACACGAATAGCGTCCATGATGTGTTCTTGTACTACACTGGTTCGCCGTAAGAGATTATATCCGTTTTTAGAATAAGAAGGATGCCCCTAACAAACGCCGAGTTTGCTTCCCCTGGTGATAAGATCACGATTATCAAGGAGGGCAGCGATCCCGCCTTTAATGGCTCAGACAAGTCGGTGCGCGTCAGCCAGATTACACAGCCGCCGAATCCCGAGGCCATGCCGTGGGGACCGGGTTTCAAGGGCGGTCGTCGTCGGGGAACCAAGACGTACCCCCGCGGTATTCTTCGTAAGACGGCACGTATTGTAGCGACTCGCAACCCGTCAAAAGCCCCGCCGACACGTAAGCGTATGGTAAGCATTGCGACGGATAAGGGTGTAGAGAAGATGCGTCGTACTGCTCGCAACAAGGCATACAATACGGATATCGGAACAATTCGTAAGAAGCTCGTGGAGAAGAAGATCATTTCCCCCTCCAAGAAGACGATCCCCCCTGCGGTTCTTCGCACCCTCTATGCCGACTCGGTTGGAGCGGGACTTCTTTCTTAATTTGTTTATATAATGACCATGCGTTGGGGCCCCCTCGGGTGGGCAACTCTTCACTCAATAGCAGCTGCCTACCCAGATGAACCGTCTTCGTATGAAAAGGAATTGCTAGAACGCTGGCTCCATTCGTTTAAAGAAACGATTCTCTGTCCGTCGTGCTCCAAGCATTTTTCTGACACGATTGAGAATTATACGCGGAAGTTTCCCACTTGGATGCATAGTCGCCGAGGCGTTGTAGAGTTTGTTCTTCGAGCGCATAATACTGTCAATGCCAGGACATATAAACCTGTCTATACTCTAGAAGGTAGCGTAGCTGAATTGCAGAGAATCCTTCCAGAAACTATTGTTGGTCAGAAACGTCAGGAGTACATTCTGTACATCCGTTCTGACTGGATGAAGAATATGACTCTATCAGGAATCTCTACCGCCCCTAAACTGCGAGAGCTTCTGACGATCGAAGAGAACTACTGGTCTCGTCGTTCTTTTCAGTGGGCCGATCTTCTAAAATTCAAAGGGATTGCATTCAATCCTATAGTTGAACAAATGAACGTTTTAAGCAGTACATCAAACATACCGAAACTCATAGCACCGGCGCGGGGATATTCTCTTCCGAAAGCTGGAAAGATTGGACCCCTGTCAGCTCTGCGCTAGGCACCGAAATCAATGGCTCGCTCTCCCACGTGTAGGAACGCATCCACGGAATCCGTGTATCCGTCTCTTCATTGTACATCTCGTCAGGATAGACCTGCTTTCCGCCAACCCTCTGAAGTGATGCTTTAGGCAAGATGAACTGCAGCTGTTTGGTGATATTGAACTTAGACGGACTCACCCTCCACACCGGAGGCACTTCAGGGAAACGCAGGATCTGCCTAATCAGAGGAGCTTCCGATAGGGGATATACCCAGTTCCAGTCAGGGCATACGTTCTGACTGAAATACAGGTGTGTCCAGTGAAACGTCGTCCAAAAGGCTCGGACTACAAACTCGGTATCGTCTGAACCATCCAGGACGTGGAGGTTATACCTTGTTTCCAGATGAGCGCCATCGGGGCTCACGACTGATACTTCTGCAGGTTTCTGACGGGTCATCATCGCCTTGCGATAGACGGCTGTCTCCTGCTTGCCGGCACACTCCAGGAACGTCCGCCGACCCCGAGGCGTAAGAAGGTCGGGTTTCCCACAAACGTCATAGATCTTGAGCGCGCGATCGTGACCGCCTTCACGCAGGGAAAACATTCCCAAGCACGGCATGAAATCGTTGCCGAAACAAAGGACGCACAGAGCAACATACTGGGCAGCCGGAAGAGGCAGAGCTCCTGAGAGGGATTGAATGGAAAGAGCAGAGAATCCCTCTCCAACCTTGCCCCCGAATGTCTGGTTCTCGCGGAGGAGCTTTACATGCGGATGATACAGGGATAGCAGGATGAGATCAGCATCCAGACCGTAGATATACACATCTGTCTCCTGTCGAGTCTTGAGCCACTGGAAGATCTTGTGTTCGCCCTCGCCTGGTTCCTCCGTAGAACTCATGATAACATACGGAAACCTCGCACGAATCGCCTGGTCCAGTTCCTTCATGAATGGCGTTCCTGGCGAAATCTGGTTACGGTCAAAGACACCTGGCTCGCCGATTTTGAACCGGCGGTAGCGCTGCTGCACAATCTTGCCATAGGGGACAAGACCATCCATAGCAATGTAGAGCGTAGTCGGCTGGCAAGTCTTGTCCAGAAACGTTTGGAGTGCCTCCACGATACTCGCAACGGGGCGCGTATCGTCAAGGTACGTATGAATGAATGCATTGAAATCCATGGCACAAATAGCAGGCTGGAGGTGAAGTCTGATTTGGCTGACTATATGTTTATTCCTCCGGATCAGGGATGCGAAAAAGTACGGGATGCCCATCTTGTCTATATAATTTGTCTTGGCTGAAAACAAGAATGAAGGGAGGACAGCAGCAGCTAGTATCAAGCGCGACAAACTTTGTGACGGCGTGGTGGTGCTACATTGCCGCAGGACTGGCGGTACTGTTTGCGTTTCTGTATTACTCCAAGCCGACGCAGACGGTGACGGTGAAGAAGGAGACCATGTGCGGATCATGCCCGAACAAGAAGGCGGGAGGCGGATGGTTGTAAAAACGAGTTCGTAAAATGCTTGGCGGACCAAGAGACAACTCCAATATGACGCGTATCGCAGGTGTTCTGCAGCTCACCAGCAAGACGCGTTACGGCATGACTTCTCGCAATATCCCAATGTATCTCTTTAGCCCCCTGAATGTGCAATTTCCTCAGATGGTCATTGCCTCTACCCATCGCGATCTCAAGAAGAATATTCTAGTTGTCGCGGAAAAGATCAGTGACGAGAAAATCCCGAGGGGTCAGATCGTGTCCGTTCTCGGGACGTGTGGAGATCCTCTGGCCGAGCGCAAAGCCATTCACGTAGCCTATTCCCCCGAAGACTGGACGCGGTTCCCCGCCATCGTGGAACCCTCCGCGTTTCGTCCGGTTCTAGATGTCCCCACCATCAACATTGATCCCCCGGGCTGCGTGGATATTGACGACTGTATCTCTATTTGGAACGACATGGGAATCACGAAAGTCGCTATCACGATTGCGGATGTTGCTGAATGGGTCCGTGCAAATCCGTGGATGGCTCATGCGCAGAATATCGGACAGTCTCTCTACGATGGGGGTGTGGCTGTGCGCTCAATGTTTCCCAAGACTCTCGAAGCCCGAATGTCTCTCTTACCTGGCGAGAAGAGACTAGGATATGCCCTCATCTTCGATTGGGTGGGGGGAGTCCAGAATGCTCATTTCAAGGAGGTGACGATTGTCAATAAGAAGACTTATACGTACGAGAACTGCCAACTCGCAACAGAGATCCCAATGGATACCCTTCGCAAGATCTGCGAGTACCTAGCGGGTCGCTCACCGATTCTGGATCCGCACGACTGGGTCGCCGAACTGATGATCTTCTACAATAAGCAGATGGCAGAGCATCTCGTGAAACTGGGCAAGGGTCTGCTGCGCCATCATAGTGCTCCCGATGGCGAGAAGCTGGACAAGTACGAGCGCCTAGGTATGAACGCCCGGATGTTCGCGTATGCTGCTGCAACCTACGAGAACGTGTCGGCCGATGTCCAGCACTGGGGGTTCCAGACCCGGTACTGCCACGGCTCGTCTCCGATTCGGCGGTGGGCGGATGTAGTGAATCAAATGGCGATGAAGGGAATGGATGTCCCGGATGCACGGGATGACTGCAATCGCCTACAGAAGTTTGCAAAGAAGCATGCTCGCGACCTGGCGTTCCTGGATATCCTGCAACGAATGCCCCAGGACATTACGGGGATCGTTGTTTCGCCGACCCGTGTGTATATCCCTGACTGGGAGCGTATGATTACAAGTCCCAATAGTCTGCCCGAGGGGACACATGTGAATGTCCGGTACTTCCTGGACATGCAGCGACCCACCTGGAAGCAGCGCTTGGTCTTTCACGTGACTGCAGTGAAAACGGATTAAGAAGACCCTGCAACCCGAAAATCAACTACACAAAATGACGCACTTTCCCGTACTCTCCGTCCACTTCAACAGCGACGACTATCCCTACGACTATCATCTGGCCATCTGGAAGAACGAGGGGCTGGGGACATGCCTCTTCTACATTCTCGAGGACGACATTCCATCACACTTTGACCAGTTCTTGACGATTGGTCAGACCCTGCGCCGGATCCACACGGGCAATGCAGACGCGAACTATACATGGGACGATATTGACTTCTTCAGTGGCTCAGATGTTCAGAAGAAGTATGTCCTAGATATGCGGTGGGAGGAGATGCTGGATTCAGGGATGGCATCGCCTCTCCCCCTAATGATGACTATCCGCTTCCCTGGACGGAGGAACACTTCTTCGAAAGAGATCGAGTCTGTCAGCCAAGAGATCGGCTGCTCCATTTAGATGTCTAATCTACAAATAGGTAGGTTGAATGCCTTTTTTTTCAGAGCGAGGGATAGACTGGAGTATCTTTTATAAACCTGCTCCAAAATCCATCCGTGTAGGCGATCTTGTGTTTCTGGACGGAGATCAACGAATAGATGTCGGCATCGTGTGTTTTCCAGACACGGGGAATCTGTTCATGGCAGGCAAGTTTGCACCTTCAAACACAACGATAGGCGAAACTCTGAACTGGTTTGTCGGCGATGAGATATACGAAATTGATGTGGAAGAGTTGTATTTCCGAAACTCCGTGTCGCATACAGAACGTTCAGCTAAGCCTTGGGAGCGCAAAGCATTTTTCATGGGACACTGGAAACATTATGCCAAAACTGGAATATACGCTCGAGCAGTGATTCGTCTTGGAGATGAAAACGCTGAGCCTATATACTCCCCGCTCGATACTCTCCCATCCTCTAAAACCGATTCAATAGAGTGTTTTATTCCACATTGACTAAATAGAATGAATAATACTCTTCAAAGGACTCAGAGCGTACAATTAGACAATGCTGTTCAAAGACTGGACTTCGGAAATTCTGGTGACCCACCTGTTGCCCCTGAGGACGAGGATGTCTTCAGTCCCCAAGATTACAAGATCGCCGAGTTCAATGACCTTAATGACAATGATCTCATATACGTCCGATGGAGTGTTCCGCACGGGAGGGCGTACATGTACTCAAATCTTGACCGCCCTACGCAGTGGGTTGGAGCAGACTGGACGATCAGGAGGACGATTGATGTTGGCATGGGAATGGGACGCCTAGTTGATGAATATGACTTTGAGATTGAAGATATATTCTCAATTGAACATCGCGAACGTCTAGCTGATGACGGGATGTCCGAATTTGTCTTCCTGCATGCCGACAATGATGTTGATTCTCTCAAGATTGAGAGGATTCTGAATAGTAGGTGGAACTCTTACGCAGCAAACAAGATTTGCTTTAGCTTCCAGGTCAGTTAGAATAATTCGTATGAACAAATAACAAGAGGATGCCATCGCTGTCAAGATTGTATAGACAACTCAGTGAGATAGAAGATCGGGCGCGCGACCAAGGTAAGCCCGAATCAGAGATCTACCATATCCTTGACGGACTACTTACCAATTTCATTTTGGACCTCAACAAGGATGACCCGGAGTACAAAGCGAAGACCGATTATTTTTACTCTTTTCTACAGAGCGGAAAGTTTCCGAATGCTTCTCTAATATTTGAATCAAGGGGACATCAAGCTTCCGCACGTGTCCAGCCGGCGTACCGGACAGGAGGGAAAAAGACGCGTGGAAAAGGAAAAAAACTCACTCGCACCCGTCGCACACGGCGCCGACGATACTAGAGTCGCAGGTAAAGCGAATCTGGAACCACCAGACCCCGTACGAGATCAACCCTGATTTCGCGCAGAGTTTCCAAGACCCCAATATTTTTGGTGATAGTCGCCAGGGTCACCCACTCATCTACGATATTGGCTGTTTTCAAGATCGCCTTCATGAAGTTCCCCTCGTAGATCTCATACTGCGCACACAGAACCCCCATCTCCTCCCCACCCATCCATCGGAACACGACTTCGGGCCAGTAGTTGTGGATACCCCAGTACTCTGGCTGACTCTTAGGGTTCTCGTGGGCATACAGATCTTGGGCGATCATATGCACCGCCAAGAGAGCGTTCCTGAGCGTCTCGGGAACCCGGAGAGACTCTACCGTAATTGGATCTTCCGTCTTCTCGCCTTCCACGAAACACGAGAGCAGCGCCACCAGCTCTGCGCGGGGGAGATTGAATCCATTCACAAACATCTTGGACATCACTAGAGGATTGCCCTCATTGATTTCCGAGGCAAGAACACCCAGTTCTGTGAGCGTCTCCCCTTCCGCATACCCGAGTCGCTGGAGATTGGACAGGAAAGGGACTTCTACGTTTTGCAGGATAGCTAGCTTCTCTCGGAGGAGAACGAGGTAGTCCTGTGTTTTCTTGTATTCGCGGTACCGCTTCCACCCCTCTTCCCACTTGGGACCCACATGCTTATTCTTCCAGCTGTCCAGACCCTGCTGTGCCTTCTTGCGTTCCGCATTCTGCGTCATCTTGATCGTCGTCTCAAACGCATCACGCTTCTCAAACTCAGCGAGATCCAGTCCCTCATATTGTGTCTTGATCGTCTCCAGCTCAGCCGTCTTGGACTCAATCTCCATCTGGCGCTGAACGTACCAGTACGACTGCTTCACCAGTCCCATCCATCCCACCTTTCCCTGCTGCAGGCACTTCAGGAGGAAGTCGTAGTGGAAATCCATCCTCGACTCTAGGGACTGCTGCTGTCCCTTCATCATTGCCTGCACATCCTCCAGCGTCTCGGGCTTGCGGTCAGGGAGGTAATACACGAAGCCGCGCGTGTCCTTACCGCGGCGCCCCGCACGACCTGCCATCTGGATATACTCGTCGGTCCGCAGCATCCGTAGTCCGTCCGCGGCATCGTCGTACTTGCGGTAACTGGTGAAGACCACCGTCTTAGTCGGCATATTGATCCCGACCGCAAACGTCTCTGTTGCAAACAGCAGCTTCAAGAGACCGCGGGAGAACAGGACTTCCACGATCTCCTTGAGAATCGGAAGAAGACCGCTATGATGGAATGCCACCCCCTTCACAAGGAGGGACATCAACGAGTTGTACTGCGGAAGCATCTCTAGACCAGGGTAGCGATGGAGATGGAAGCGCACGATCTTCTGGATGGCTGCACCCTCTGTCGCATCAATCAGGGTATCGCTGACCTTGGCAGCGTACTGCTCACACATCTTGCGCGAGAACACGAAGAACATGGCGGGAAGCTTCTCTTCGACCCGGAGCATCTCCACCATATTGTTCATTTGGTGAAGGAAGCTGTCGGACCGGAGTTCGCGAACGACTGAAGGATCGTCGGCGGCACGCGCTTTGACCGCGTCCGAGTGCCGACGGGTCGCGTCATCAACGCTTTTCAGGTAACGCAGATAGTTAGAGTAAGCGTCGCGATGGAATACATCCTTTTCATCCATAACAAGATTCTTGAGTACGCGATGCTCAAGCGGCACAACCCGGTACTGCGTAGAGATCAAGTGCATTGGAACTTGTTTCATTTCACCGATCCACTGAGCAAAGATGTCTGGACTATGAATCGTAGCCGAGAGCAGGACAAGGCGAATAGACGGTGGCAGGAGGATCAGACACTCCTCCCACACCTTTCCTCGCGCTGGGTCGTTGAAGTAATGGACCTCGTCGAAGACTACAGCCTCAACACCGTCTAGAGAAAGGGAAGCGGTAGCCCCTACGCCCTCGGTCGATGACCCGATCTTGAACAGGAGATTGCGTAGGATCTCGGTGGTCATCACCACCACATCTGCCTGGGGCATGAACTTCACATCGCCCGTCATGATCCCGACAGTGGCTGACGTAGCCCCCTGGGCGGAGTACAACTGTTTGAGATCGTGGAACTTCTGGTTAGATAGCGACTTGATGGGGGTGGTATAGAACACCCGCCCCCCGCGCTTGAGTGAGTACTCGATCTGGTACTCGCCTACGAGGGTCTTGCCACTGCCTGTCTTGGCAGTGACCAGAACGTTCTCGCGAGCTTGGATAGCGGCAACAGCATGTTTCTGGAAAGGATCCAGAGGAAACGTATAAGACGTCTCGACCTCGGGAGCCTGGTTAATATCGCAAATCTTTAGCATTCTTCCTCTTCTTGTTCTGTGTCGTCAGAAGGGAACTCATGGGTCCGTTTTATCTAATCTAGCCGTGCGTATATATCCGGGCATCCGCTGTTTCGATGATCACATTGCACCACCGGGTTCCGTACTTGTCCGTGGAATAGACCGCATACCCCTTGCTCTGCAGCACTGCGATGTTGTCAAAATTTGGATACATATGGTCAATAAGGAGAAGATCCCCTGCGAGATGTTCGACCCTCTCAATACTGCATTCCGGGTCCTCTAGGAGCCGCAGCAGCTCTTCCATTAGAATAGAGTGGGTGGCATTTTCTTGCAGTACGAGCCACTGGAAAAGTAGTAGATGAAGTAGAAGGGTCCCATCATGACGGAAGCCAGGAGACCAAACAGCTTCTCACCGACCGACCCGGTGTATCCGAAGCAGATGAGGGACATCACAAACCCGACAATGCCAAAAATTGTCCAGAGACTTCCAAAGACAAGCAGGGCAATGCCACCGACAGAGTTAAAAAGCGACTTGCCAATCGACATCTTTGAACCCGTAGGAGGAGGAATCGCGACAACAGGGGTCGAGGGGGTAGCAGGGTTTCCCGCGCCTCGGTCCTTCGCCATCTGGTTGGCGATGGCATTGGACGGCTGAGGAGGAGGGAGATCAGTAGGAGGAGGACCCATCGGACGCTGGCTCATGTGTCTATTATACTTTGAGCCTAAAGATTTTCAAGCAGAGCGGAAGACAGTTCGCGCCAGAGAAATAACATCCTCATCAGTGATATTGGCAATTGTACGTGCTACATTGCAGAGACCCTCGTGGATATCCATCCACGCGTCATCGTTCCAGGGTACGCTGGTCGTGCGAGGAGGATTACCGGGGAAGTTCTCGAGGAGCACGCCATCCTTCTTCCCCTTCATGAACATGTAACACCGCAGCTGGACGAAATCATAGGCTGGCGGAACGTTCCAGAACCTCTTACGATTCTTCGTTTCCACAACCTTCCCATCCTGCAGACCGTCCAGATACCCGATAAGGCGATACTCGGGACACTCAAACTCCACAAATGTATTGCGGTCGGTCACCTCCTTGCCCGTCTCAGCAGCATACGTGTTCTCAGCCTTATCCTCCAACTTGGTCCCACGGCGCTTCTGAATCTCGCTTGCCAGTACCTGGTGCTCCTGCGTGCTCTCCACATGCGCCACTACCTGGGGATTGGATGCAGCAGCAGCCACAGTCGTTTGGCCAGATGCGATCTTGCTCACCACCTCCTTGAGGGCTTCAGTGACAGGGCGCTTACCTTCCAGTGTTTCCTGCACAACCTGCTGGATATGCGTTGTCTTGAACGTTTGAATTGCGCTCTCCATCTCCTTATCAGTCGTAGCCTTGCAGGCAACATCAACCGAGTTCCACATGGCACGCATAGTGGCTGGCGACGCCTGATCTACGATCTCGCGGTCGGTGCGTGCGCCCATAGACTCCTTGACTCCCAGGATGAGCGTCTTGAACTTTGGCAGTGACGATAGAACCTTCAGGAGAACTTCATTCTTGGATTTGTATGGATTGCGGCCAAGGATACCGGCAACTTCAGAGGCTGAGAAACGAGGCTTCATTTTAAACTACTTAGGATTCTACACGTAGATGCGTTTAAGCATCCGTTTTCCTACCATATAGTTCATGAAGTTCAATTTCATCGAGATTGGAACATCAGACTTTGATACACAACTCCAATTAGCGACGGATGAGCGGGGTCTGTCCATTGAACCCGTAAAGCTCTACCTCGATCGGCTCCCAGACAAACTAGGTGTGACAAAGATCAATTGTGCAGTATCTGATCACCCAGGGACTCTTGATGTGTATTATGTGACACCCGAAACAATCGCCGAAAAGAATCTTCCAGACTGGATGCGCGGTTGCAGCTGTGTGGGATCCCCACATCCCAAGGCAATTGAACTTCTGGGTCGTGATAGTCCGCTGATTGAATGCAAATCCGTGGAGGTGAAAACACTTCGGCAGATTTTCGAAGAGAACGATGTCACAGAGTGCGATTACTTGAAAATTGATACGGAAGGACACGATACTGTGATCCTAGGTTCTCTCGCCGACTGCTCTGTCAGACCCAAAACTATTCGCTTTGAAACCAACGAGCTTCAGTCGTCTGGAAAGGTAGATGCATGTCTAAAGTTTCTCAAGACGCTTGGATATCGCGTCGTTCATCGGGGAAATGATACCATCGTGCGTCACAGCAGCGAACCCGTTCATGTCTTTCTGTTCAATGATCCTTTTTGGTCTATTGGACGCGTTCATCGCGGAATTGAAAAGTATCTCACCGACGAGTTCAAGTTTAAGTACGCCTATGAAGTGAAGACGATGGAAACGTATATTCAGAATGCAGATATCTGTTTGGCGACGTTTTGCGCCTATGATCATGTGGAAGCGCTGCACAGAAAGTATGCGTCCAAGATCGCGTATATTGCTCATGGATATCCAGATTTTCGCCCTGGATTCTCAGATGCATATTTATACACGATCACAAGCCCCACGCTAAAGGAGTTTGTTCCCTCCCACGTCAATGTCGGACTGACTCCCAACGGAGTGGAACCATCGGAGTTCCGTTATGTCCCGCGAGACGGAACTTTGAAGACTATGGGATGGTGCGGCGCAGAGACATATCGCAAGCGTCCAGAGATGGCGAAGAGTATTTCGGACGCATCGGGCATCCCTCTGTCGTTTGCTACGAAGCTTACGTTTGATGAGGTCAAGGAGTGGTACCATACGGTAGATATACTGGTTGTGACCAGTGGTCCTGAACCTTGGACCGAAAGTGGTCCGCTTCCTCCCTACGAAGCCGTGGTATCTGGTGTTCCAGTGATTGGAACGCGTGTAGGAAACTTTGCGAATATCCCTGGACCGAAGTTTAATACATTCGAAGAAGCTGTTAGCATTCTTCAGGATCTTTCCTCTAATCCCGAAAAGATGATAAGCCTTGCGAAGGAGCAGTATGACTACGTCATGGAGAACTGTACGTTTGAACGGGTGAGCCCGCATTGGCGCTCGTTCTTGAAGCGCTTACACCAACGCCATCAATTAGCAGTAATGCCACCTACTGTTCGTCTTCATATGCTGGCTATTCCGCATACGGTCACCACGTCGGACTTCAGTCATTGTGCTTTTACCGGAAAGGTCAAACGCTTTGCTCCCATGATGCGTGCGCGTGGGTTTGAAGTGTTTCATTACGGCGTACAGGGATCTGACTCAGGAGCTGATCGGGACATTGAATTAATGACGCGTGACGAGTGGGATATCTTTCGTGTCTTGTCGTACAAGAAACTCCATCCCGACGTGCCTCATGATGAGGTTGTGCGAAGGCTGGAGGATCCTACGCAGTATATTGGAAACCTGGGGAACTGGGATACTCCCCTGTACCGCGAGTTCAATCTCCGTCTGAGGGAAATCATTCCGAAACACTACCGATCTCCAGAGACTGATATTGTCTGCCTACCATTTGGACGTGCCCACGATGTTGCGCTAGAAGGTCTCAATATGGTAGCAGTCGAGAGCGGGATCGGTTACCCTGACTCCTACCGTAACTATCGTATCTTCGAGAGCCATACGTGGATGCACACAGCTCTTGCGAAAGAAAACAGGAGTCCGCAGAATTACTGGTTTATTGCCCCGAACTATTTCGATGTCTCTGAGTGGAAGCTGTCCCTGAATCCTATCCCAAACGGAGTTGGGTTCTTTGGACGAATCAACGAAGGAAAGGGATGTCATCTGATTGTTGAAGTTGCCAGGAGGATGCCGCACGTGACCTTCTTTCTGTGCGGACAAGGTGATCCTACCCCCTATCTCAAGTGCCCTAATATCAAGTATAAGGCTCCTATCCACGGTGCCGAGCGATCGGACTATCTTGGAAGTCTCTCTGCTCTCCTGGCACCGACACAGTGGGTTGAACCTTTTTGCGGGGTAGCTGTAGAAGCTCAGTTGTGCGGGACACCGGTAGTGACTGGCGATTGGGGTGCGCAGACGGAGACGGTGGAACCCTTCAAGACGGGGCTGCATTGTCATACACTTGCCGACTACTGTCTGGGGATCCAGATGGCACTAGACGGAAAGTTTAATAGGATGTATATTCGTGAGCGTGCAGTATCGAAGTACAGCTTGGAGGCGGTTGGAAAGTCGTACGAGTATGCTCTAAAATCTATTATGGACGTGCATAACGGGAAGAATGGATGGTACTCTGGAACATCACATCTTGCGTGTATAGCGCCTGCCTCGGCCCCGGCGTCCAGCGGGAACGACCTTCCGTGATGTGGGGACAACTTTTACGCGAGGACGGGGAGCAGGGAGCGGAGATGCTTCGGGGGTGCTGACAGTATCTTCCTGCGACGAGACGCTGAGAGTTGGATACGATGGAGGAACATCTGGCACTACATCGTGATGTTCTGAAATAAGCCCATAGTCTGATTTTGTGATCACTGGTGTCTGTCCAGGCGGTAGTTGAACAGGCTTCAGACGCACGATGTCATTCAGGAGAGACTGACGCACTTGTCCCGCCTTACGTGTGCGAACCCTGCGTTTTACTTTATGTTTGCGCCGGCTTACCATTGTCTAAATACTCTGAATAAATTCCCGAGTCCCTCAAATGCTTTGAATAAACTCCCATTGCAAGTATTCGCAAATCTTCTTCCAAATCGTATCGTGCTGAATGAGCCGGTCCCGTGACTTCAACAGAGGGAAATGGACCTTATACTCATCCAGCTCCAAGAGCTCCAGGAATTTATAAATGATATACGAATACGACAGGAAATTACGACGCTCGTCGGGGCAGTAGAGGAGATATGGGGCCTGGACTTCCTGGAACATCGCACGGATCTTGTCCTCGATCTCGGGGGTGATCGTCGGGGGCGGATTTCCATTCAAACGCGACAGAATATGAGCTGCGTGCTCGTAGTACCGGTTCCGTCCAAGCTTCTTCAAGATCTCGCGAATGTTCTGCTCGGTCAAGAGAGCGATATTGTCAATGCGGCGCTTACGCAACTCGCAGATAACTTCGTTCATCACATCTTCGGGGATCTCCGTGCTCTCCTTTGCCTGGAACTGGTTCAGAATCTCGTTCAAGTGGTTCTGCTTCTTGTAGGCATAATTGTTGCGCTCCTTCGGAGGATCCCGGAAGCTCGGGAAGTCGCTGACCACCAGAGAATACTCTTCGGAGCCGCACTTGGGGCAGACGAGAATACCTTCGGCCGTAATCTCTTCTCGGGGGATATTGCACGTGGCACAGTGCTCAGCCATCTTCTTGATATACTCGGCATTCTCCGACACGTTGAGACCGTTGGACAGACCACGACGAGATAAGTACTCATCAAACATGCGCTTCTTGGATGGTCCAATCGCTGTCTCGGTCGCCGAGAACAGCTTATCAAACGTTCCGCACTCAATTTTGGTCACAGTCTTCTTTACTGTCTGGGCATAGTAATCCAACATGATATCGCCAGATTCCAAATAGTACGACTGAATATCCGTCTTCTCTTCTGCATTAGAAATCTCAGTCCTTAAAGCATCTACTTGAGCAGACAACTTGGTGTTTCGCATAACATCTTCAAATTTGAATGGATTAAACGGTTCTGCTAGCTGCGCCTCTAGCTGCTTCAGATCCGTCCGCATTTTAACGAGACTGTTTTCGGATGTCTTCTCCTGCAGCTCTCCGACATACTTTTCATGCAACGAATCAAGAGTCCCCATTGGGTCTTTTGATTTGTTAGAACTTACCTCACGCGTCTTTTTCACCTTGAATACGTCAGATGACATTGTTGTTGTTCTTCTCCGAGAGTTCGTAAGTTGTTATTTCGTTCGGCGCGTCGCCAGTCCGAAAAATAACGCAAGGAATGCCAGGCCCAGAAGAATGGCTGGACCCGAATCGTACTTGACTAGAACGTCACCATCAAACCCTTCCTTCTTACCTGCCTTCAAAGCCGCCTCTTCCGCCGCTTCCTTCTTCTTGCGCGCCTCTTCGCTCTTGTCAAACCCGTTCTTCCACTGGGCGTATTCTTTAACAGCCGCTGCCTCACGCGCTGCCTGGTTATCGGCTTCTCGGCATCCACGCAGATTGAATTCCAGAGAGGGCGTAATGAAACGTGTCTCTTCGCCACTATCTGCACCCGTGACAACATTTGTGATACTGCACGTGTAGGCCTTACACTTCGGGACACCATCAAGAACCATTCCGTTCATGATTTTCAGAGGATTCAGAGCCGCAATATCACCACCAGCACCAGGAATCAGACCATCAAACCCACTGCCCTGGACTGCATTTGCAAAACTGTCTCCCAGGATCCCTGCTGCATCGTCCATTCCAAGCTTGTTATTCACCCACGTGTAACGCTGCACGAGTCCTCCACCTGGAGCTTTGCATAGACCACCCGTATCGCGGAAAAATTGATTTCCTGTCTTTGGTCCTCGAATGAGCCGATCTGTATATGTTCGAATAGCGCCAACGTTAGTAAAAATCTGGTCAATATCGCCTCGGTCACCGACATTCAAACTTTTAGGAGACTGGATGGTCTGGAGGTAATCAAAGGACGGACCCAAGACAACATCCATACCCGAATTGACAGCTTTGATCGGATTGTCGTTGGCGGCCGCAATTGAATCTTGGATACCGCTCCACATTATTCTTTTGGGGTAGAAGCAAATTTTGCGAGCTGTTCTTTATACGAATTGTTTGTCATGATACACGGACGCTGACGTCCCATCGTATCCACAACTCGGTCTAACGGAACCCTGAACTTTCTTGCTGTGTATGCAGCCGCCAGCGTTGCAGAGCGGTTCATGCCAGCGTGACAATGCACAAACACGTTTCGACACCCGGGATCCTGGAGAAACCTGTCCATCGCCTGTTCAAACTGTTGATAGTGCGAAGCTATGATAGGGTACCCTTCAATATCGGGAGCATCTAGGCACACATAGTTTGTTCCTATATACTTCTTTGCCCACAGGGGACACGCGCTCTCATCCGCACAATTGATGATGTGTGTAATACCTCTCACGGCTACAAAGATAGGGTTCAGATAAAAGCCGGCACCAACCATTATCCGACTGAACGGAGTTGCTGACGGATCACTAATAAACCCACGAGATGACGAACGGTACTTGCGCAAGATATTCTCAATCTCAGCCATGTTGTTTCTTTACGATAGAATTGTTAGACCCATTTTTACTTAGACTTCGCGAACCACGAAGGGCAGCACTTCTTCACTTCTGCAAGCGCAACAACCGCGATCTTACCCGCCTCCGCCTTCACGAGCTTGACAACCTCCACCACGTAAGGCAGCGTCACATCGCACCATCCAGCAAGATCGGTCTTCTGTTGTTCGGATAGCGGGGAGTCGCGGATCGCCTTCTTGACCTCCTCCACAATGAATTTCGCCTTGTCCTCATCCGACCGATCAGCGAGGATCTCAACCTCCGCGATCGTCTTCAGAACATACTTCAGCAGATCGGACTTGTTAGTGAAATCTACGACGGCAGCCTTGACAGCCTCGGTCGCGGAAGGCGCCGGAGCCGGAGCCGGAGCGGGGACAGGCTCGGGCACAGGGACTACAGCAGCATCTGAGGGGATTGTTACGGGCTCCGACATGTTTTATACTTAAATACGAGACAATGTCTCTAAGCACTATTTACGCAGCCGCAACCTCCTCCTCCGCTACCGCCTCCGCCTCCGCGTCCTGACCACCGCGGTGCTTCTTGCCGTGCTTGACCTTGACAGGCTTGCCGTTCTTGATCGTCCAGCGGTGTCCAGTCTTCTTCTCCCACTTGCGGAGAGTGCCCTTCTTCTTCGCCAGAGCCGACTTGCGGGCCGAAACAATCCGTCCGTACTTGTTGTACTTGAGGTGCTTCTTGGTCAGACCACCGGGCGTGTGGTGGGCGAGTCCGTGCATAACCGAGGCGCGAGAACCAACCGCGCGCATGTGAGCTCCTCCTGTAGCAATTTCGTCAGCCATTTATACTCTATCTTACAAATTATTGCTTGATTGAGGTAGCTACATCTTGGTCGGACAGAATCACCTCGTGAGGCAGAACGAGGTAGAGCACGCTGCTGAAAAACGCAGACATACGGTTGTCCAAAACAATGCTCCGGATCTTGTCATTGCTTGCAAGGGTAGAGAGGAGGCGGGACAAAAGAGCGGATTTCTCCAGCGTCTTCCGAGCACTCTTGACTTCTACGCGGCATGATGCACCATCCCAGTGACACAGAGATGACGTCTTGCAATCAGCGGCTCCCTGACCACGGCACGGCTTCCGGAGTTTCTTGTAAAACCCTGGGATATCTGTGGCCGACGAGACATGGACAGCATCGCCAAACCAGTCGGCTAGCTCCTCCCGCAGCTTGTCTAGATTGTGCTTGGGATCCGCCAGAAGATCGCGAAGAGTCCCATATGTTGGGTCTTGGAGATCGCGAGATAGTTGGTAAAGTAGAAAATCAAACACTTCAGCTTCATAGGTAACAGCGCGCGAGGCTTTCACAGACTCCGAGTCAGGAACGACGCTCACGAGAGTATCTTCGTTCTCGGAACTCACCGTTTGAATGATTTCTCCTGGCGTGCTGTCAGGGACACCTGACCCCCCACTGACAGGAACACGCAGACCAGACCGAGTAATCAGTTCAACTTCCTCCTTGTTGATGTTTGTGAGTTCATGACCATACTCATACCCCGGATGAATCTCAGCTAGCTGGGAGAGGTAAGCAATCATCTTGTACTTTTCGGGGTAGTCTGAAGAACGCACATCAGCGTATCCTTTCAGACGAGGACCATAAATCATCCCTGCAGGTGGGATCTGGGATGTGGGGCGAAACGGCACAATAATCTGTCCGGGAATCATGAATGCTTGTGCGCGCTCGTAGGGGTCTAGGATCACGCGGATATCCCCAGGCGACTTGCGCAGTGTTTCCTGGATGAATGCGTCTGCATTCTCAATTGTTGGGATTACTCCCTGACCACATGCCGTCTCTCGCACCTCTTCTAGTCGCTCACGTACCTTCTTGTCGAAGGGTGGTTGAGCGATGTTGGCATTATACACCGGCTTCCGCTTGCTATGTGATACGTGGCACAGGTAATCTGCTGATCCGTTCGGATACACGACAACAGCTACAGCCCGGTCCCGGCGGAGAATGGTGTTGGTGTTCATGAAACATTCGGTTGTGGGAGGTCCCTCGGGATTCACAAACAGAATGTACGCCCAGCACTCTGATACATGGCAGGCATACTCAAGCTCCTGTAGCGCCGAGAGAGTTCCTTCATCAAATGCCTTGTCAATCGATGCAACACGAGCTGCTACCTTGTCCGAGTGTCCCTCGATGGTATGAGCAATATCTTCGCGGTTCCACGAACGAAAGAACGAGCACCGAATCGTCGCTTCAGGGTTCTTAAGCGGTCCTTCAATCGTGATTGGCTTTTTGGGGTTCAGGACTTCGGGGAGCGTGGTAGCCGCATGTCCCATCCCTACGCGGAAAAACCCAGCACGGTTGGACTGAATGCGATCCTTGGCGTCTTTGAATACTTTGTAATCCACAGAAATACCTGTCGCGCGCAGGATATCAGGAGGAATGTATGCCAGACGCTTCTCGGATGGGTTCTTTGAGAGACCGAGGATATAGAAGGCTTCTACAGATGTCATATCCGTCTTCTCCTTCAGCTTCTTCTGCGGTGTCGCATAACAGCAGGGGATTTGCTTTCCGTTCTTTTTGGACTTGTAGGCAATCAGACCTGCATAGACGTGCTTACCATTTCGCTGGAGTACGGGGTACTCGGTAATTGACTGGGTAGCCTCTTCGGCCGGATCGCTGGACCGAATCTTTCCGTGGCAGACCGGGCACTTTCCCCCTGCTTCATCCAGCTGATCTTTGGTCAGAGGGATACGATCTTCGGTACACCAGTACTCTGGACAAATCACTAGACCATCGGGATCTGTGACTTCCTGCGCACGATCTTCGGGCGGGGCATACGGCGTCCCCTTCAGTTCGGTCGCGCGGTCCTTAGGGAGGATGATGGGTTGCTTGTGCTTCTCGCACTTTTGCAGGATAGCTGGATCGTCGGGGTCATAGGTGTCAGGGTCAAAACCACGGAGCTCAGTGATAATATAGTTTTTGAGGGTGGTGGTGACACCGGTAGCCTTGATGGTCTTGGCCTTCTTTGGTGCTGCTTCGGGAGCAGCGGCTGGAGCTACGACACGCGGACCGCCAGTGAGAGCAGCAGCAGCGGCAAAGATATCGTCGTCGTCATCATCATCGACCTTGGCAACCGCCTTTTCTGCCCGCACAGGGACTGGAGCCACTACGGCTTCTACCGTCTCTCGTCGCTGCGGACAGACCTCATCCAGCTTCTCGATGTTAGGGTGCATCAGGATATGACGGAGAGAACTAGCATACACAGAAAGACGCTCTACATCGTTCGCGTGAGTCAGGAGAGTGTTCTTGGCAGTGAGATGGAACTGGGGCATATTCGTCATCTTGCGGTCCAGGAGTTCGGGATGCAAACTGATTTCTGCCTTGACCCTTGCCAGGATAGCGGCTGCTTCCTTTTCGGGTGTCCCGGGGATACGGTCTATCACATCGGCAAGAGTAGGATTAGGCATATCAGTCAGCAACTGAACAATCGCGAGTTCATCGGCGGTCATTCCGATATCATTGGTCTGGTCTGCGCGGAGGAAGTTGAACTTCAGCTTTTCGGGATCGGACATCTCAAAGAGTCCGCGAAGACAATCTAGTCGGCGGAGATCCGCTTCGGCTAGTTCAGAGGCGTACCGAAGCTCTACCGTAGTATCCTGGACAACCCAGCGCTCGTCAGCATAATCTAGAGGATCCACGAAGGTTGCGAGACCGTCGATGGAGAGGAGGAACTCTTTTGCCGTCTTCTGAAGATCGGGAGCCTTGAATGTTCCGTCCTCTCCGTGACGCGCACAGCTGACAATTAGTTCGGTAGAGGTCATAGTTACACGATCAAACGACTCACGTGCATCTCCGCGGTAAAACACGAGAGCAGGCTTGCTCTTGTTTGGCTTGGTCTTCAGCCACCAGTGTGCCCACAGACGCAGATCTAGAAAGGGTTTTTTACGCGAATCATCTGTAAAAAACTTGTGACGCGCCTGTTCTAGACGGCTAGTGAAAAGGCTTACCACGGGTGTGTCTTCACTGACTGTTGTTCCGTAAAAGATCTGCTCAAACTTGTTGCGGACGGATCCCCCAACCCGAGTCTTTACGAGCGGAAGCTTCCAGCGAATGGACTGCACCGAGGATGCGTCTGGACGAGGAGCTCCCAGATCGGAAATGACGCGCACGATATTGTCCTGCGTCTCCGTCTGCCTCAGGATTTCAGAGCTAACCAGAACAGGAGTCGCAGATGAATAGCGGGGGAAATAGACGAGCTGACGCTTGGAAGGCATTCCCTCGGTGATGGGTACGACGTGGAAATGAACAGGATTGGAATGGAGAGTCTTAAACAGCATTTTTTGATCAACAGCGACGAGAGCAGAAGGAGGAAGGTACTCGGGATCTTCTGCATTGTTGAGTGGAAGAACCCATGAGCGATCTTCGGGAAGACCTAGGATACGGTACTCCTTGAATGACTCTTTGACAGCGGGATCAATCGCCATCCAGTCTGTTTTCGTGATCTCTCCCTGAAACGAGAGCGGGGGCTGGCGGAGAGTATTATACTGCTCCAGCGCCTTACGTATCGGCTTACCCTCGGCCGACATACGCAGAAAAAGATTCTCCCATCGACGAGAGTCGGCGGCATAGTAATCCCCTGGAAACTCCTCTTGGACATAAATGCGCAGGCGGTCAGGGTGCAGTCCTGCAATCTTTCCAATTTTGGTCTTGACGGTTTCAATGGTGTCATCTGTAAAGAATGTCATGGCCAACGAAAATTCATCTGGCCTTTCGACTTGCAGAGTTACCTCCTCTGACATTATTTCCTATCGTGTAAAATTAATGCAACAATCTATCAAGGGAAAGGGACCAGCCGTAGATTCAAGTATGCTACTCTCATCAAACCGCAAGGCTATTCTTCGTGGCTCGGAAAGGAGCTATGCGACAGATCCTAAAAAGATGCTCGTTAAGACTACCGAGCAGCTTCAGGATCGGAAACAGTCTGAACAGGCGTGTTCAGACATCTCTACATTGACAAAGGGTCCTACAACGGACTGTCAGTAATCTTCATCCCGCAGTAATCTACGGGGCTCTTGGCATAATTGACAGGGGTATAGATCCCGATACGAGACGCATCTTCCAACAATCTCCGGAAATTCGCCCAGAACTCTGGGGTGTGCTTTCCTGACGATAATTCTGCTGTCATGAGATGCGCCATCTCGTGTAGAACCACGAACATCACCGTGTTCATATCCACGAACGGGTAGGCAGGAGGATCATTCTTGTCTCGGAGACAGATCACAATCTTTTCTCCCTTGTTTTCCGAGTATGATGTGTCCTTGGAGGTCACCGAGTTCTCCAGGATACTGTCGGGACGATAGCGCTCCACAAGAAGCTGGGTAGGCTTGTCCGTTACATACTCATCCTGTTTGTAGAGACTCACAATCTTCTGGATATTCTGCTTGACCTTGGCAATACGTTCGGCGGCTTCGTCCTTGCCCGGTAGGTCTTGAACTCGATGTCCTTCTACAGTTGTTAGATTTCCGGGGTCGCCGCTTATAAAGAGGTATCCCAGGTAACCCATCATAGCAACCGTAATTGCGACGAACTCGGGTCTCATTATTCATCTACACACACTTCTTACTTCGCGCCAACACCCGCCTCGCCGATCTCCAGCTCGCGGCGGAACAGATCGGGCTCAATCGTGGAGTTCAGGAAGGGCGACACGGCGGCACGAGGGTTCGGGGGGTCCGAGCGCACATCGAGGTTGGCGTTGCGGAGGGACTGGCCGACCGTGTTGATGCCGTAGTGGTACGAGGGCGAGAGGAAGTTCTGGCCCTTCAGGTCACCCATGCCAACGGGGTTGGTGGCCGCCCACGACGCACCGAGGCCTCCCTGGGGCAGCAGCTCCTCGGGCGACAGCACTGTCTGGGAATAGGTCTGCTGGCCCGTAGGGTGGCGAGTCTCTCCCTGCATTGTCAGCTTCTCGTTGCCGCCCTCCACATGGGGGTTAGGGTTCGCGGGGTAGGACGGGTCATTGGACAGGGGTCCCTGGGGCTCCAGGCCACCGACCTCCAGGCCCTCACCTAGGAACTTGGACGCGGAATAGCCATTCACGACGACCACGAGGAAGACAATTCCCAGAGCGACTGCACCGAGGCGAAGCATATTGGACTGGGAAAACTTCATAGCAGATTTATATTGCTTTAGAGACAAAATTATGGAGAAAAAGCAGGGTGGCGGCTTCTTCGACAACATCTTCCAGGACGTCTTAGACTTCAGTGCCCGACCCGAGACTCACTCCTTCATTGAAATCCAGGTGATTAAGCCCCTACTTTCACGCATTTTCCACCAGCTCTACCCCTACATTGTTGGCGTGCTGATTCTGTGGATCCTCATGTTCAGCTGCCTTGCTGTGATCCTCCTCCTGTTGATGCGCGGCAGTCTTCTCGACAGCGTCATGGTGTTCCGGAAATAGAACGCGGGTGAGGTCCTTCTTGGAAAGTTCCCAAAACCCCCGCAGACCCCGCTCCTTGGCGAGAGCCCGCATTTGGACAATCGTCATCTTCTTCATCTTGTGCTTGGTGGGGAGCTCGGGCATCTCCAGTAGGGCGATGAGCTGCTCCTTGGGTAGGATGTAGTATTGGAAGATACCGCGACCCTTAGCCAGCTTCTTAAGTTCAGCGAGAGTCTTCGTGGAGAGCATTTTAACCAATCTGTTTTTACCCTCTGAGAGTAAGGATGGACCTCGTATCCGTTTTAGTGGTTTTGATTGCCACTTTACTTGCGGCGTTCGGGTTTCTATATGCCTATGGCATGTCACGCCTACAAGAGATCAAAGACAATTGGGTAACCTATCGTTGCAATCCTATTTATATGCCCATGGCGGGAGCGGTCGGCTCAGATATCGGAAAGAACTTCATGTACTGCACCATGCAGTCTGTGAATAAGTATGCTGGTTTCATCATGGATCCCATCTACAAGAACTTTGCGATCCTCACGGGTATTATCAATAAAATTCTGGATTCTATGAACAGCATGCGCGAGCTGGTCACGGGAGCATCGGACGGGTTCCTAGGTATTATTCGCAGCACCTTTGGAAAGATTCAGAACACGTTCGGGACGACACTTCAGATGGTAAATCGCGTACGCACCCTGATGAACCGCATGATCGGGGTGTTTGCTGTGATGATGAATATTGTGAGTACTGGAATCTATACTGGAGAAAGCGTAACAAATGGACCCATTGGAAATGCAGCTCGTTTCCTCTGCTTCCGATCCTCTACCCCCGTAATGACCGATCATGGATACATGCCAATCATCTGCGTAGAGCCAGGTATGCGTCTCTCAGATGGACAGATGGTGAAGAGCACAATGCGCTTTGATGGACGCGCAACCCCAATGTGCCGTCTTGGCAAGGCGGTGGTCAGTGCGAACCACAAGGTCTTGTATCAGGGCAAGTGGATTCGCGTAGAAGATCATCCACATGCGATCTTTGCAGAGTCGTACGGGACACTTGTATGCCTCAATACTGAGAAGCATACGATCCCGATTGGTGATAGCTTGTTCATGGATTATGAAGAGACCGATAATCCCCGCATTCTGTCCGAGTTCTTCCGGAAGGTAGAAGAGTACTACGGAACCGCTCACTCTGAGCAGAAGACCACCAACCCTCTAAAGTACCGTTATACGGGGGTAACCCCAGGAACACTGGTCATCACAGATACGGGAGCTCTGCGGCAGGCAGAAGATATCAAGGTTGGGGATTATATTCGGTACGGAGATAGGGTCATCGGAGTTCTCCATCACGACGTTGAATCTACCTCCACCTACCGCGGAGTCACATTTGCTACGGGAACCTGGGTTCGCACTCAGCGCGGCGTAGAGCCGCTTCTCAGCGGAACCCCATCAGAGAACAAGACTCGCTGTATCCAGTTCCTGACAGAAAAGGGATGTCTAGGCGTCTATTCCGACCGCGGAGAAACCATGATTCTAGACGATCATGAAGTCCCGTTGGATGACATCCATGATTGGCGCGATAACGAAGTTCAAAAAGAACCAATCGTAGTATAATGGACATCCTCGCGACAATTGCGGTCGTGGCGGGACCTCTTGTTATTTTGGGCATCATCATGTGGGGTGTTGTCCAAGCGAATCTAGAGGATATCAAACTCACATGGGTAGCGAAGCGCTGTAATCCGCTGTACATGCCATTCGTCAATGTCATCGATCCTTCTACGTCTGTCTTTGAGAATCTCCAGTACTGCTCTACATCGTTTGCATCACAGGTGTTTTCGAGGGCGCTTGAAGCCGTTCATATGTTCTTTGGACAATTTACGAAGGTCCTCAACAAGGTTATTGATCAGTTCGGTAGCCTGCGGTCTATGGCTACTGGACTACTTACGTTTGTCACATCCTTCATCAACGATATATTTGGAAAGATTGGAAATACATTCGGCGTGATGCTAACACTTCTTTCGCGAATCCGAACCCTGACGAATCGTATTATGGGGTCGGCAGGCTATTTGGTGACCACTATGATGACAGTTGCCAATACTCTAACAGCGGTTGTAGATTGGTTGGCATCGCTAGTCGATACGATTGTCGGTATCATTATTGGGCTTGCCGTGGTTCTTTCCTTGATCTTCCCGGCGCTTCTCTTCTTCTTCATTCCCCTGGGCATTGCTATGTCCGTGACTGGGTTCTCATGCTTCCATCCCGATACCCTTGTCCAGAAAGCTGACGGAACATCGGTCCCGGTCCGCGAGGTTAAGGTAGGGGACGTCCTGAGCCATGGAAGTCGCGTGAGGGCTACCATGCGCTTTACCACCGATGACGTTAAGCTCTTCAACTACAAAAATGTCATTGTCGCTGGACAGCACCTAGTATGCGAAGACGGCGTGTGGATGTATGTCAAGAACTCGACGCACGCCCTGCCGTTCGACCTCCCTTACCCTTCCGAAATCATCTGTCTCAACACGAGCAACCACCATATCTGGATTGGAGATATCCAGTTCTCAGACTATGAGGAGATTGAAGAGGAGATTGAGATGAAACCGATGGATCCAACTACCCTGATCGATGCTGTAGGGGGATACATCCCTCTCCGCGACTGCCAGCCTGGAACCTTGACGACAGCCGGAAAGATCCATGGAGTTGTCCAGTTGGAAGGAGGTATGATGCAGCTGTTCATGGACAATCACCACGGAGTCATCCCACTCATGGAGAATAGATATGCGCGCGACTATGCTGATTCTCACGATCCGCAAGTCCTAGCCGCGATACAAGTGAAAGTCCTTGAACAACTAAATAAAAAGTCCGCGTAAGACAATAAGAATGAAGGACAAGACAACGATTGTTCTCGCTGTAGGAATTGCCGCATTTGTTGCTGCTATTGCATCTCGTTTCCTCCTGGGTGGCCGCGAGGGATTCATGCAGCAGGAGATTGGTGCCCCCGCGGATGGAAGCACGGGAGGGATGTACAATGGAATTGCCGCTATGATGGGTGCGCCTCAGGACCTCCGTTCGGCTCCCACGCCCCTGAAGCCGTACGCGGCGGCCAACGACAATGAGATCTTTGCCTTTGAGGACTCCACATTCAAGCCCGAGTGCTGCCCGTCGAGCATTACATCGGACGCAGGATGCCTGTGCCTCTCGAAGCAGGATGAGAAGTCGCTCGCGTACCGTGGCGGAAACCGTGTCGCTTAAAGTATTTACAATCATCTCTGACAACACTTATAAATGTCGTTTGACGTCAAGACCATTCTGCGAGACTGTTTGGACAATCTTGTCAAGGAGTTTCCCGGAATCACCCTCCATGAATGCTATACGACTGGCGAGATGAACTATGAGTCGGAGGTAGGGTACATCAAGCAGCAGATCCAGCCTCTGTTCATGCAGATTGTCCAGAAGGATAAAACGATCTTCAAGGAGCCGCAGTACTTTCTCCGCGGGCTCGATTTCTCCCTTCTCATGAAAGATGCTACGTCGAAGCAGGAGGAAGCGCTATGGACGTACATTCGTATGTTTCTGGTCTGCTCTTACCTCGGCGCGGACATTATGGAGACCGTGAAGTCCATGTGGTCTAAGGTGACGGGTAAGACGGAGACGTCGGAGGTGGATGATGTCCTGAACGATGAGACGATGAAGAGCGGCATCGAGGATCTCCTAGAGACGCTCAAGAACACCAAGCTCATGAAGCTCGGAATGGAGGTCCTGGAGAATCTGGATGTTGAGAAGCTTGGACTCAACGAGATTGATTTCACCGATATTCACGGTCTTCTTGAGATGGCAAAGAATCCCGAACACCCAGTGACGAAGCGGGCAATCTCGGTGGTGCAGGGACTCATTGAGCAGAAGATGAAGAACGGCAGTCTCAAGCGCGAGGAGTTTATTGCGGAAATCGAGATGCTGAAGGAGAAGTTCAAGCAGTCGCTGGGCAAGGTGTTTAAGACTGAGCTGTTTGGCGATGCGGGCGAGGGACCCACGAACGATTCGGCAACTATCGTGAGCAACCACCCCGATGCTCGTCGCGCACGTATGCTGGCACGGATGCAGAAGAAGGTTCGTGACAGGAACGCTGGAAAAAAATGACGTGAAAGCAATAATGGGCCGCGAGATATTTTGGCTGAAAGATCCAGCAAACCTTTTCACAAACTGGAAGCGATTCGTCCCCACGAATGACATGACAGTTCCAGAGGCTCTAAATGCGGTTGTGCGCTTCACGATATACTCGTCTCTCTTGATTGCCCTAATCACGCGTAAGACGAACTTCCTTCTCCTGATTCCGACGGTGATGTTCCTCTCTGTGGTTCTAGTCCGTCTGTACCCTGAGACGCAGATTCTCAAGGAGACGTTTGCGGCCAAGAAGGGGCCTGCTGCAACCCCAAAGGCGAGCAATCCGTTCATGAACGTTCTCTTCACGGATTACGTGGATAACGTCAATCGCTCCCCCGCTCCTCCGGACATCACTGCTCACCCTATCAAGGAAAGCATTGAGGAGGCGTATTCGAAGACCACGGATCTGTTCATGGATACATCGGACAAGTTCGGTCTAATGCAGTCGATTCGTCAGTTCAATACCCAGCCATCCACCACCATCCCGAACGACCTAGGCGGTTTCCAGGAGTTCCTCAATAAGGACAATGTCTCGCGGAAGGTTCTTTCCGAGGGATACGTCGTTGCAAAGGGAAGCGTGGGTGAGCCTATGCACGCTGGGTAAATTTCTCAATATCAGTCACATTCATCATTGCACCCGTGTGGTGCTTCTTCCCTCCGTTCTTGCCGAGCACGGCGTACGTAGGAAAGCCAGAGATACCACCCATAACTTCAGGGGGGATCGCCTTCTCTTCAATGGAGAGAACCTTCATCCCCGCAGGGGGCTTGCGAGCAAACTCGTCCCATGTCTTCTCGGACATCATGCACGCAGGGCAGGACTCCTTGTGAAATCGAACCACCATAGGGGTATTTTTTGACAGCTCGCGCTTGACGGCCGATTGATCGCTCTCGGAACTGAACTTCTTGACCATTATTTTACTTGAACAATATAATGTCAGGTGCGTGTGTGACTTCGCTGTACCCTCTCGGAGACGTCATTGTTGGACATCGCCCAGGAGATATCCCTCTACCCTTCAAGAATCTAGCGCAGTACGATGATTACATCGCCAGCGTCGCAAAGTCGGGGAAGATATGTCCCATTGTTTCTATACCGTTTGCAGAAAAGCCAGAAAAGAGGTATCCTACACCCTTTACTGGATTCATGGAGTTTCAGCCTGGAAATCTTCTAGAACAAGCCTCGTATTCGGCGATGTCTCCTGCATGGATGGGGGTTGAACCGACTGCCCGAGCATTTAATAAGCGATTTTTCCAATAGGAAGACCAGCCGCAGCAATAGGATCGGGTAGAGCACCTGACTGCTGGGAAGGATACGAATCAGGTACCTTTCCCTGTGCTCCTCCATCCGGTCCAATCGGCGAGTACCCACCGCGAAGCTTACGGGGACGCTTCGCCATCGTCTTCTTGCGCAGCTGCTTACGCGACTTGCGTCCCGCTTTCTTGGTCTTGGTTGTGCGACTGCGATATTTTACCATTATATCTAGTAAAGAGAAATGTTCAGCACGGATGTCTTGGTCATTATTTCCGCTATTCTTATTATGCTTTTTGCGTTTGTAGTGATGCCCGTTCATACATCGATTCAGAGCCCCAGGCAGCCGGATACGCGTACAGAGCTTCCTGGATGGCTACTCTTTAATCGCGAACGCGAGCACATGACTGGAGAGGAGGAAGAGACGGGACCAGAGCCAGTGGAGCATTTTGAGGCTCCCGACTCTAATGTGCAAGTTCTTCCATCCCTGGATGTTCCGAACATAGACGTGTCTTCTACCCTTGGAACGACACCTACAGCGGTGAATGGACTTCTGTCGTCGCAGTCCCGGGCTGGATCCTCCTCTGTGGGCGAACTCATTCCAGGAAAATAGAACCTATATGTAATGAAGACACCGCCACTTCACCTTCTAGTTGTGGGAACCATACTTGTCCTCCTCATGTATCTCCTTTTGACCGAGTGGTTCTCTGAGCCGCGACGCGAGGGACTTAAAAACCCGGTATGCTGGGGGGATCCTGTTGATGGTGAATCTGGAAACTTCGTAAGCGCTGAGGCATACGGAAACTATATGAGCAAGACGTTGTCGGCTGTAACGGCGTGTTACGGTGGTTCTTTCCCACCTCCGGGAACTGAACCTACAGCGGCTCAAATGGAGTGTATTAAAAAATCCTCAGGGTCATACACTACGTTGGATGAAGCAAAAGCTGCTTGTTCCGCCGATGCGGCATGCAAGGCAGTCCTCAGCCAATCGCGGGGACCTGGTGCATCTGCTTATTCTAAATTTAACGAAGATGCAACAATCGGACCTTCGGGAGGCGCACGTTATCCCGGGGCGAAGATTTACGTCAAGAAACCATGTGCTTCCACTGCCCCCGCTCCCCGTCGTATGACGACTGTTGATAATGAAACTCGTCCAAAATCCGCTAAGAACCTCATGCGGTGGATGGATGGAAAGGGTAACTGGGTCGTCTATTGGGAGCCGCCGGATGTGGTCAATAAGTACGGATTCACCATTGAGACCAGTGACGGATACAAGTACCAGATTCCGGAACGTACGGCTGCCTTTCACTACTACAACCTTGGACAGCACACGATGGGTGGAGTCAGCTTTGTCCTTCGTATGAGTGTCGGTGGAGTTGTCAAGAGCACCCTGGGATTCCCTGTTCCCACAACCTCTGCTGCCGGCGATGCCAAGATCAGGTCGTGGCGCGCCATCCGTGCTCCTGCACCCGCATCTCCGCCGCCTGCTCTACTGCGCCCCTCTGTTGCCCCCAAGATTACTGCGAAGGCAGCAACCCCGGCATCTTCGACCGCCTCGCCAACAGGAAACTCGGAGATTCTCTTCTGGGACAACTTCTCCAAGCGCCTCCTTCGTGTTCTGGATAGGTGGTCGGGGAGCTCGGCTAAATCATATGATCAAGTGCCCCTGAACACTATGCCTTACCAGCATCCATCCCAACCCGAGAACCCCAACCCCATCTCGAATATCTCGCGATAGATTTTGGTATTGCATAGAAAGTAATGAAGTTCAACCTTTGGTATGTACTCGCGGGGGTCCTGGTTGTGGCTGCTATTATTAGCTACAATCTAGATGGTCGCGAACACCTGACAGATCCCAAGAAGAAGAAGAAGACGCCGGCGGCGAAGCCTGATGCGAAGCTGCCGACTGAGAATATCCACAAGCTGGCAAATAAGCTCCTGACGTTCCTTGAACGTACCCCAGTTCCAAAGAAGCTCGGTGCATCTGCGGCTCCTAAACCCAAGCCTAAGCCCGAGCACCCTGCCGATGCAAACTTGACTCTCCCAGGACCCGATACGGGATGTAGCAAGTGCTGCGATAAGAAATGCACTCACGCTGGACAGAAAATCAAGCCTGCTCCATTTGTGAAGAAGAGTTCGATTGTTCCTTGCACCTGCACCAAGTTCTCCATGTCATGTGGGCGCCACGCAGGAGGACGGGATGCCTCGCGGGTTCCAGGATACATGGGGACCGGCGATGGATCTGAGCTCCGTGATGTCCCTGGATTCCTGAACTCGTTTGATGCGTTCTCTCGGTAATCATTTCGCGCCAAAGAATAATGAAGTTGAGCGTTTGGACTCTACTTGGAATTGCCGTTGTTGTCATCATTCTTTTCAATGTGGCAACCGCTGAACAGCGGGAACACCTGAGCCGACAAAAACCGAAACTTCCAGGCCCGGAGTACGTCTGGAGGTCAGACTTGGTTGGGTGTAAAGAACACTCGCCTCCTGAAAAACAACGCCCGCTTAAAGCCTTTAGTGGATTTGTTCGCTAGTAGATAAGAGAATCATGTTTGGACTTCCGAATCACCGCGGAAGCTGTTGGGTCAATGCTGCTCTTCAAGGATTGTTTTCCTGCCCGCCCCTTGAAGAACACTATTCCAAGCGGGAGAATGTGGATCGCGAGAATCCTATCGACGTATGCATGGAAGCTGTCTATCGCACCAAGGGAAATGCTGGACTTCGCGATCTATTTGAGTGCATCAAGACCACCTATATGCCGGCGGGTGAGAATATCGGAGACTCCCACGAACTCATCACGCATCTGTGTGACAAGCTCCCCTGGCTGGACAAGTACTTCCGATTTGATATCGGCGACAAAATCACGTGCAACAGCTGTGGAGTCTCCGAATTCCGCAAAACATCAACACTGGATACGCACTTGATGCCCTCCAAGAAAGGGATTCCGCTTCTTGAGGCGATTCAAGAACACGTTCGTCCCACAACCATTGAGGAGTGGAAGTGCGAGAAGTGCCGGGGACTGGGATGCACCAAGCAGCTGATGTTTGGGTCATTCCCGAAAATCTTCATGATCTGGTCGGATCCGATTGAGTATTCCAGCCTACTGATCCTGAACGGCAAGAAATACCATCTGTTTGGAGTCATCTGCTTTAACGGTGGGCACTGGTGGACGTATGCCCGAAAGCTGCCTGCAGGCAACCCATGGCATATCTTGGACGACACGCGAGTTCAGCAGATGGATTCGCACAAGTTCCCAGTGGATAGCGCTATGAGAGTCCTGCTTTATTTCCTCGGTGAAAACTAATGGAAGGCGGTAAGGTCAGTCCCCAGCTCCGAACGACCTATGTTGTTCTCACGATCGCCTTTGCGGTCATAGTTATTATTGTGTCGGTCTATCTAGCCGCGACGGACACGATGTCGCTAATCACGTTTCTTCTGCTGATTGCCGTTCTCGTATATATCCTTATTTATTTTGGGTTTGTCGAGGTGTCGGCTCAGGGAGATCAGCTGGATATCACCTATTACACGCACCCGATGCCGATTGAGAGCAAGACGACCTACGAGCCGTCGCACGATGTAGCTCCCGAGCCACTTCCAAATTCTCCTGAGGTTTTTTACATCTCTGATAACATCTTCACCTACAAGGAGGCGCATGCGGTGTGCAAGGCGTACGGCGGAGAGCTTGCCTCGTACCAGCAGCTAGAGAAGGCGTACCAGGAGGGTGCCGAGTGGTGTGGATACGGATGGTCGGCGGACGGGCTGGCTCTGTTTCCCACTCAGTACGATACGTGGAAGGAGCGCCAGAAGGAGACCGATCCCGCCAAGCGCATCGAGTGCGGTCGTCCGGGAGTCAATGGCGGATACTTCAACCCTGCCACGAAGTTCGGAGTAAATTGCTTTGGTGTGCGCCCCGATAAGGCGCTTGGACCCGCAGCTAAGGTCCCTGCCAAGGATGCCGAGGAGGACAAGATGATTGAGCGTTTCCGCCGCCGTCTCAAGAACTTTGTGGTGTCCCCGTTCAACAATGCGTCGTGGTCGTATGCCCCACAGGCTCCTCCTCCCCCGCCCCCAGATACCTCCAACATCCAGTCATCTCGGACAAGGACAGGAGAACTAGCTTCGCCATTTGAGACAATTGACACGAACCTCACAGCTATTCTTAACGGGATTGGAGAGACATTCTCGTTCCTCGGAACTGCAATGACAAATCTTGTTGGAGGTAAGTAATAAGACATGAGCACTTGGACACCCGAAGATGCGCATACGCAACAGTCGCGCTGGACGTTTCAGACCCCTGTGAACGCCCAGGACGCCCCGCCTCGCACGCCGTTTGTCGGCGCCTTTAATGTCCCTCTAGCCAAGGAGCGCCTGCAGCCGAACAATTTCCAGTGGTTGGTCTATAAGCCCCAGGAGCATGCGATTCCGCCGTTTGAGTATTTCAAGAACACCCGTGCGCCTTCACGCCTAATGGGTCCCTCTAATTTTCACAACCTTAAGTAATGATTGAGGTAGCTCTTTTTACTGGAGTTGGGCTGCTCGGTTACATCCTTGCCACCAAGTATGGAGATAAGACTGCTACCCAGGGACATCGCGAGATGTTTTCAGATGGCGTCCCAGGTCCTGACCCTGATCCCACCAACTCGCGTGTGAGCATGGCGCAGGCTCCCCAGGGTCATGCCAATATGGTTCCCTTTTTCGGTGCGAAGGTGACCCAGAATCTCCGTGGAAATGCCAATCAGTCTATTCTCGATTCGTTTGCGGGTACGGGTAGCGACTACTTCCAGAAGAAGGAGGTTGCCTCGATGTACGACGTTGCCCCTGGTAACGGCATTCCTTTCGGAAATGCTAACGAGTCGGAGTTCATGCAGTCACGCATGGTGGCGGGCAATAACATGAAGAATGTCTTCCCGATTGATCGCACCTTTGTTGCTCCGGGTATCAACGACGGATACAACAACCTCGGCAGCGGCGGTTACCAGCAGTTCAACGAGCTCCAGGAGTTCGCCAAGCCGCGCACGACCGACGAGATTCGCGCGGCGAACAAGCCGAAGTTGTCGTACGATGCTCCCGTTGTCCCTGGCGCGCACTATGTCACCCAGCCCGGTCTGCAGGCGCCTGTCAATAAGAATCGCCCCGATCGCTTCCAGGTTCTGTCAGAGAACAAGGACGGCACAGGTCAGCTGCTGTATCTCAACACCACGCAGGGCGCACAGGTGAGCCCTGCCGCATTCCCTCAGCAGATGCAGAAGGAGCAGCAGCGTGACTCGACATCAGTGGAGTACTATGGTACGGGTGGTGCGGGATTTAGCTCAGCGAATTATGTCCGCGCCTTCACGGAGCCTTTTGAGCAGTTCCTTCGTCTAACAGTTGGCGATTGGGTAGGTCCTGGCGGCGGTGCGGGAGGTGCCACTGAGGGAACGTACCTGGTGGATCAGTACAATCAGGCTTACACGAATCCTGGTCGCGAGGCATCTGTGATGACCAACTACGCTGCTCCTGGCAACATTTCGCTGCCTACGAACGAGCAGATCGTAGGTGCAGTCAAGGTGAATAAGGACGAGGATATGATGATCAATACTCGCCAGTTCTCGGGCTACGCCAACGTAGTTCCCACCTCGGCCGATGCTCAGCAGCAGGGAGAGTTCAAGTTCAACCTCCCGCTGGACCAGAGCATTGAGACGACGCGTATGGAGCCTGCGATCCTGGACGCGTTCCGCGCGAACCCATATACGCAAAGCCTGCACAGTACAGCCTAAATGGACGATATCCTACAAAGTATTTTGTACGGACATCTGTCAGTAGATATTAAAACCCTTACATTCCAAGAACAACTAGAGGTTTTGCGCGCTGTCGTCGCAAACTCCTCCGCTTTATCGAGACTGAATATCGTAGGTGAGCTCCACCCGTTTGTGGGGGAGTTACTGGCGCGGATGCGGCGGCAGCAGCAAGAACAACCGGCTCGGGAGGGGGGCGAAGCTCGGGGTAATGATCGAGGGCAGCCTTCTTTAGAAATAGGAAGCGTGCATGTTCCTCTCCAGCGGGCAGAGCCGTTGTCTTTTGGGTCACTGCTGCAAACGCGTCCCGCAGATTCGCAGTCCGAGTCGCCAGCATCATAACATCATCAAGTGACGCTCGTTTGTCTAGATAGGCATCGATCAACTCTTGAAGACTCTTCGTCTTGAGGTCTGCATCGGGCAGGAGATTCACAGTGCCAAATGTGGACTTATTCACAATCTCGTCCTCATCGGTGATGGGTTTGACAGGCGCAACTTGATGAAGTCCGTATGCCGTAGCGAAACAGCAAACGGCTGTTCCGGCGGTTATTGCGGCAAGCATTATGTATATGTGAAAAACAATTATGCACTTGGTGGACGACGAAACGATTCTTCGTGTCCAGAACAATTTGATGCACTCTAAAAATGTTCGTAGTCTTCACGGATCGTGGTGGTTCAATATTGCGATGTTTGTGATGATTGTTGGTATCATGATCTTCTTTCTGAGGGTGCAATATACAACTACCTCCCAAGTCCTGAAAGCAGAGGCAACTCGTAAAGATATCTCCTTCCAGCCGCTGTTGTGGCACAACGCGGTTCGAAATAATATAGATATGTAGACAATATGCTGCCTACCCGTCGTGCGGCACTACTCAAAGTCAAATATGAAATGGTGTATCGCGGTATGGATCGCGAGGCGGCGTTCCAGAAGTTTGAAGCGACGGTCCCCAACCCGAAAAACGGATCCGTTCAGCTCCCAGCCGAGCCGGTAAAGCAGCCGCCAGCAAAATGAATATCTTCTTTCTCCATTGGAATCCCCGCAAATGTGCCAAGTATCACTGCGATAAACACGTCGTCAAAATGATCCTGGAATCGTGTCAGCTTCTCTATACGTGCCACTGGACGGCCGCGAATCCCCCTCCGCTCATCCAGTGTGCTCCCAACGGAGGATACAAACCTACCCATCTCAAGCACCCCTGCTCACTCTGGTTGAACGAATCGTTGGATAATTACCTGTGGCTGATTCGCCTGACGCAGGAACTGCTTGTCGAGTACCGCTTTCGGTACGGCGACAAGACACACAAATGCGAAGCTCACCTTGATTGGTTAGAGAACGTCTATCCCCATGAACTCAAGTCAATAGGAATCACTCCGCCGCGATGCGCTATGCCCCCCGAGTTCAAAGTCAGTAATGACCCCATAGAGTGCTATCGCCTCTACTACAAGATATCCAAGGATAAGGAACGTCAGATCGTCAGCTACAAGAAAAGGCACCGACCTCATTTCTTGGCGTAGTATAATGGCAGACGGATCCTTCGGGTACATCCGAATTTCGGACGCTAAGGTCGTCCCACACCACGCACTTGTTGAACATTTTCAGCTGTATCATGAGCCCGACCATATTGTAGCGACCATGCAGATTGTTGGCGAAAATCCTGCGGCTCCTCACGTAGAGAGTATCAAGAGTGTTGGCGAGCGCGCGGCCCCGGTTCGTGTTCCGCTCAAGAAGAATGGGCGTAACGTTACGCCTGGAACCCAGATTGTTGCGAAACCGTCGGGTCCTATGGAGATTCCTCTTTTTAAGTTTGTGACGGATGTCGAGGATTTCTTGAACACCAACTCCATTACGAAGATGGAGAACAAGGCTGCGATTCTGCCAGACGGAAGCTCGGAACTGACTCCTCCTCCTACGGATGTCCCAGTCCCGTCCAAGACCACGGACTTTGATCTTGATGGTCCATCGGGCGTATCCTTTGTCCCGAAGAAGGCAAAGTTTGAGGTTCGCTCGGTGGGTCCAGTCGGCGACAAGGACCATCGTGTGGCGCTCCATGGACTCCTCGCCGAGCCCGTACGAGTCACAATTACTGGACGTGGTACGATTGCCCTTCCCGTAGGATTCCGCATGGTAAGCATTCTCAAGGGCGAGATTGATGATAAGTTCAAGCCCAAGGTAGCTGCCGACCCTGAGCCTGTAGCACCTGCAACGGGGATTGCATCCCTGCTTGGTGGCCCATCGGTGCCTGTACCTGCGCCCACGGCTCCACTAGCAGAGCCAGGACTGCCAGGACTGCCTGGAGCACCTGGAGCACCTGGAGCACCTGGAGCACCTGGAGCACCTGGAGCACCTGGAGCACCCGCCGAGCCTCTTCCTCCCTCGACTGTCCAAGCGATTCAGCATGTTATTGGTCCTGCCCCCGCCGCTCCAGCTCCAGCTCCAGCCCCTGCCCCCGCTCCGGCTCCGGCACCGGCTCCGGCCCCGACTCTTGGTGTAACAAGCCTGCTTGGTCCATCCCTAACCCCAGCTGCGCCAGCTACGCCAGCTACGCCAGCTACGCCAGCTACGCCAGCTACGCCAGCTACGCCTCCTACGCCAGCTGCGCCAGCTGCGCCAGCTGCGCCAGATATGCCCGCTACACCCGCTACACCCGCTACACCTCCTACGCCAGCTGCTCCTGCGGCTGCCGCGCCCATATCTCCATTCCCAGTTCCTGGAACTCCCGAGACCCCTCCGGGACCCATATCTCCATTCCCGGTTCCTGGAACTCCCGAAACTCCTCCTCCCGCTCCAGCTGCCCCTACGCTCCAGACAATCCGTAACTCAATAACAAACATCAACAAGTATTCTCTCGTTATCCAGAAACTCAGCAAGAAGGAGCGCAAGAAAGCGGACAACTACGACCAGTTCAAGCTGGCACTCAAAGATCTCGTTCGTCAATTTGAACAGCCCGTTCCTCCCAGCATGAAGTACGGACTGAAACGCATGAAGGCAGATATTGCGAAGTCTGTTAAGCACATTGATGATGCGCCCACAGATGTTGGTAAGCTGCAAGATGACCTGAAAGATAAGTTTGCGCTTGTGATAGCGGGACCGGTCAGTCCCCCGCCCCCGGCTTCGGCTGAGAGCCCACCGCTTTCTTTGATGACGACGCCCGCTCCCGAGCCAGCTCCTGCGCCTGCGCCAGCTCCTGCGCCAGCGCCCGAGCCAGCTCCAGCTCCCGAAGCTGCACCGGCTCTTCCGGGTATCCCCGAATCTCCTCCTCATGCCGACTCTCCCGGCGTCACCCCGCCACTACATGCTGCTGAACCTCCCATACAGGCTGTCCTTGACGGAGTTGCTCAGCCTCTTTCCACCCCTCTACCCGCCGCAGAAGATCCTTTTGCGTCCAACCGGTCGTTTTTCAGGGTCGATAGCCCGGAAGAGGAGGAGCGTATTATCGGAGAACTCGCACAAGAACCAGAGCCTGCTCCCAAGACGAGCGATGATATTGTTCTCGGACGCCGCCTCCTGAAGGATGGAACTGCTAGCCGTCTTCTTTCGCCTGTCACGTGTGGAAAGAATGCGATATATACCGGAATCGTGGGTCCCGACTTTTCCGATGTCCTCATGAAACACATTCAGGAGACGGTCAAGGCTCCACCTCCCATTCTTGAAATCAAGACGTACGGACTCGAGATTGGAGCGACAAGGTCAGGTGCGTCATATTCGATTACAAATGGGGAGGAGGATGGATCTGGAAATTTTACAAAATTCCACAAGAGCTGTCCCGACGGCGACGAAATCAAGATCGTGATCCACGAGAACAAGGATATGGATGCCACCGTGACTCGCAAGAGGAAGCGTGGAGGTGCGGCTGACACGACGTATGTGTTCCGCGTAGCAATCTCCGACACCGCAGCGGAGAGCCAGGTACTGCGAACCAAAAGTCCTCGTAAGGAGTTCAAGTCTCTCGTCGCACGTAAGCCCGCTCCCGCGCCCGCTCCCGAGCCAGCTCCCGCGCCCGCTCCCGAGCCAGCTCCAGCGCCCGCTCCCGAGCCTTCTCGTACAGTTCTCATGCCCGCTGTTGAATCGCCCGATGTATCCGATACCCCTCCGGTTCCCGGACTCCGGACGATGACACCCATTAAACCATTTGCTCCGACACAGACCCGTAAGCGCGTTGCGGTGGTCAAGAATACTAAAAACGGATCGGCCCGTCGTACTCAGAAGAAACGTATCAACCGACGCAAGACATGAAGAAATCATACATCCCTCCTCCTCCCCCCGGACCTCCGCCCACCCCGGCCCCTCTGGCTCTGGTTCCCGCGAACCGTGTCCGGGACCATATCATTGAAGTTGTTCTCAAGAAGTATCCTGAGGGCGTAGCTCTCAAGTTCGCCAAGCATTTTCGTGAATTCAAGCCGCGTTCGCTGGATGAATTCAAGACAATTATTCTGAGTACGCCTGTTGGCAAGATGGTGTTCGGGACGACAGCAAAGACCAACCTTGAGTTTGTCTATACGCTCAAAGAGTGGTACCATCCGCCGCCAGACGAGTACCAGAAGACCCGCTGGTGGGATCCCCTGGTCGCGTATACAGGATATAACCAGTCACGTAAATCGTCATCAAAAGTGTTAGCAATCCTATCCAAGAAGGATAAGAAGCAAACAACATCGTGAGCAGGGAGGCAGCGATCATGTAGATAGCATCGACGACTAGCACCCAGCCCGCTCCCTTCATTGTAGCATACTCCTTCATGAGGTCCATAATGGTATTTTTGCCTTTGGGTACAAGGGGCACTACGATCAGTCCAAAGAAGAGGTCGTGCGTCATCTGGATCGCCACAGACATCATGCAAAACGCCAGGGGATTCCACGGACCCCCAAGGAAAGACGTCGCCATCTGTGTCAGGACGACGCCAATCACAATGGAGGCAACGTCAATGATATAGGCAACCGATTCAAACCGGTCGTACCACTTGGTTATGGGTGCGTCGGGCTCGGATGTGTAACGCCACACAAACAGACCAAGCGTATCTACGATACATGCAGCCACTAGCGCAGCAAGCAGGATTCGTGTATTCGTGAAATTACGGATATCCTTCATATTATAACTAATGAGCGTTTTTGTTGTTGTCCTCTCGGGCGATCCTGGATCCACATCGCAGTTTTACCACAAGGTTAAAGCACTTCCCTGGAACAATATTGTGTGGCTCAACAACGACCAGCTCGCCTATCCGTCCGCCAACCTCATTGTCATGTTTGGCGGAAAGTGGGATATTCCGCATCTAACCCCATTCATTACCTGGAGCGGAGACGACGAAGAAACCATCCAGAGGGTGTATAAAACTCTTCGTCTAGTATAATGTTTGACGTCCTCTGGGTGTTCCTGGGGTTCCTCGCAGGTATGATTGTCACGACGATCTTCGTTCCTCCCCGCACAAAGAAGAAGCTCGTTCCCGATGTAAAGAATCCCCAGCTGATTCTGCGGAATCCCGAAATAGAGAATGGATGTTTCCGTGCTCGGGCTGAAGAAGTCAGCTGCACTGCAGAGCACGATTTTCTAAACAGATAATAAGATGTCTGGACTGTTGCGGAAATTCAGCCCCGCAGAGGTACTCAAGAAACCTGAAGCACGTTGGTTCTTTTCCTTTGTCCTAGGAGTCGGTCTCGCAGTTCTGATGTTCCATCGTCCGCAGGTAGAGATGGATGTGTCTGCCATACCTGTAGCCGAGCTCAAAAAGATGATTACACGTGTAGATGGAAAGTGCTATCGCTACCGCATAGAGGATGCGTCGTGTCCCAAACTTAGAACTTCCTCGTAAAGATATAAATGGACGCGACCCCTCTTGATCAGCTACCCGTTGGAGGCACCCAGCAGTCTGCCATGTCCCTCCCTGCGGCGACCACGTATCCCCAGATGATTACCCCTGGAACTGCATCAGCGATTCAGGCGCCGCCCCACCCTTCCCCTCCGCAGATGAACCCGGCGGCTGTGAAGTCCATTCTCCACCACATTCTGACCTATGTCGCGATCTTTGGCGCTGTCTTTGTCGTATCGCTGACCCCTGTCCAGTCTCTCCTCCTCCGTTACATCCCCGGAGCCTACTCGGGCTCGGGCGTGGTCAGCCTTTCTGGCGCTGCCTGCCTCGCCGCGATCGGTGTGTTCCTCACCTACGTCCTCCAGACCCTACTGCACCCGATGGTGTAGAAAACTCGCAAGCAATAACAATGAAAATTGACGTGGCTACGACCCGCGCCCAACACACCCAAGGTCTTATGGGAAAGACAACGTTCAAGCCATTGCTCTTTGTCCATCGCAGCGCCGAACCTCGTGCTATGCATATGTCGAATATGAAATCATCCATCGATATCTTTTGGATTTCTGCAGAGGGTCGCATCGTCCAAGTGTATCGCCGCTGCCCTCCGAATGACAAGTACATCTATCCTTCGGAAGTCCCTGTTCTGTACGCTATCGAAGCGCCCCCAGGTCTCTTGAAATACCGTAAAGGAAAGCTACTCGATATGGAGACTGTACTCCGAACTCGCAGTCTCCCTGAATAGATCTCTGACTCCTTTGATATATGTGTCTCGCAGTTCGGCAATATCTTTTTCAGTAGGGGAAGCAACTTGTTTAACGGCGATGGGTTTTCCAGTATAAGAACGAATTGGTTTGAGAGGTCGGTACGACAATTCAACCCAGTTGAAAAGCGAGCGCACAGTAGGAAGAGGAATATGCATTCCAAACGTTTCAAAGAGGTACTTGTTTATTGTATCAAGTAGTTCGCTATGTGCCTGGGAGAACAGCTCGTTCTCTCCAAACGTGAGTACTGGGATAATAGGGGTTCCAGTCGTAAGGGCTAGGCGGAAGATCCCGCGACGTTTCTTGATACACAGACGAATTTTGAAGTCCTCTACCATCGTCATTTCGCGAACTCCGCCCAAGAGAACACTCACCGACTCCTTTTTCGCGAGGGTCTTTTCAATGCTCTGATAATCTGACGGAATGATGCCAAAATATCGAGCGATATCGGAAATGACAGGTAGGTAATGAAAGAGAGGAATGCTCACGAGATGGTTGGGCATGTACGCAGGGTGCCGACACACGCCAACATTGTACATCACGGACGAAATGGACATCAGAGCATGAGGGCTCCACACATAGAGTGCAGATGGGGGAAGAGGATACTTGACATCCAACGAAAAGGTTTCGCGGATATTGGATTCAACGGTGGGATTCCTGAAGGTCTGGGCCACCGAGTCAAAGAGGACATCTTTCGGAGTTATGGCGTAGAGAGACATTACACCCAGTCCCAAGAGGAGATTCATTCCTACTAGGACAGCGATCATACCCAGCACAAACACTAGGAACGCTGCAACTGCTGGCCAAAGGTATAACCAAGCTCCCAGCTTCATGCTTTTCTCACAGAATTTGATTTAGGGAATGGAACACAAGAACTATAAAATGTCAGGTTCCGGATACTTGGTGGAGGCGAAAACCGTCCAAACAGGGGCGATTCGCACCCTCGTCGAAGCCCTGAAGTGCATCTTGGTGGAGATGAACTTCATCTTTGATTCCGAGGGCATCAAGATGATTGCCATGGACAATACGCGCACGGTCTTGGTGCATATGCGTCTGGAGGCGTCTAAGTTTGAGCGCTACAATTGCTCTGTGCCGTCGCTGGTGATTGGTCTGAACACCGACCACCTCTACCGTATCGTCAAGACGGCGACCAACGATGACACGCTGACCTTTTACATGGAGAAGG